TTCCTTTGGTGAATAATGCCACATGACGTATATAGCAATAATCACCAAGGCTATTAAGAAAGCTGTCTCTATATCAAATCCTTCTCCTATCGGGCGTATTATATGATATGAGCCATCACTTCCATAAGATATATAACTATCGCTCATAACTATTCTTATTTAAGTTCGACTGGCTCATCGGAAAAAGACAATTCTCTTCCGATGAGTTTCTTGATGCTACCACTATAAAGAGAAATCTCTGTAAATGTATCTTTCCAACCATAATAGTTATCTTCATCCGTCACTCTTATTGGCTTACACATTGAGATAAATTCTCTTCCTTGTTTTGTTACTGCTACCCATGCCATAACTATTCCTCCACTTTTACCCCAAACGGAATCCCATCAGCAAAGGTGAATTTTTCCTTAGCCTTATTAAAAGAAGACACAAACATCTCCCCAGGAAATGATGGTAATAAAATAGCTCCATCGCTTGTTTCTAAGATATTCCGATAGAGGTTATTGTTCTTCACCCATCCAAAAGGCTGATGCTTTAACATCTCCTGCCAACATTCTTCTACATTGGCAAAAGGGCGGTACTTTGCTTTCGCCTTACTATCTGGCTTGATACGATACTCTGTATTATTCCAGTACTCTACTTCCTTCATTTCCATCCAATTATTCGGAACATCTAAACCTTCTATGAAACTTGGTTTTGTTCTACACTCAATTACCTTTCCTTCAGCATAAGCTTGCAGAATAGGATAAAATTCTTTAGCTTGATTTCTGTCCATACTTAACTATAAATTTATATATTATTTTAGAGTAGTCTAAATTAGACCATATTTAAAACACATTAACATTGTTATTGTTTATATTATCATATAAATGACTACCTTTGCACCCGAATTGTTCAGAGTTTCAAACTCTATTAAGGTAAACCTCTTGCACAAAACACAACTAAAACAGTTATGGCAACAGATTTACAAAGCCCCTTTGTTGCAGCATAGGGGCTTTTTCGTGTACCGCAGTTTGTAGAGGTTTTGCGGTATTGCAGCTATCCTATGGTAGCGAACTTAATAGTTTTTGTTATGAAGAACGATTCAAAAACAAACGGAAGACACTTAATCTTTCGTCCTTACGTTGTAAGAAACGGAAAGGTTATTTACCCTAAGAATGGCGGAATGCTTGCCTTCTGGGTTGAGGACTAGTCCTAGTCTTCTATTTGTAGGCGGTAGCTGCAACTACCGCCTTTTTACTTAGGCTCATACAACTCACAAGACTTGCGATTTATTCCTCCAACTTATCAATAGGTTTCCAATGAGTGATACGAGCCATTCTCCCTTCCCATAAGATGATGAAGTCATTACCATCTTTTGGGACGGTAGTACATTCCACTCTTCTGTTTTTGAAAATAGTATCAGGTGACATCTTACTTGTTACCCAAACGACCTTATCATAAGGAGGTAATTCATCCTCAACAGATACCCAGTCTGGCTTGTTGAGTTCCTTCAAAGCTTCTTCCAAACGACAAATGCAATTATTCAAATATGTCTGTCTGTTTTCATATTTGCGTAAAATTGCTAAATGTTTTGCTTCTTGTATCAGCTCTTTTACTTTCTTCTTATCCATAGTCATATATCTTTCTTTTTACCCTCTCCCTGTTGCCAAGGAGAGGGTGGTTAGCTACTTAGTTACTCATAAAATATTATTTAGATATATTATCATTTTTATAAGTATTTGCATCTAAATCAATCATAGCTATAGATGAGGCAACAGAATGACTGCCATTCTGATTAATATAAACGATTTCATTACATGCAATAACTAATACATGATTACGACCCTGACTATCAGCTGCTACTATTCTACTAACTGGAAAATTATTTTTTGCCATATTACTTATATTTATGTCCTATAAGGACGGTTAGTTACTAAAGCTCATCAAACTCTTTTTGCAATCTCTGTTTTGTTTCATTCAGAAGCTGCTTGAATTTTGTTTTAAACTCTTCGTCACATTCTGATAATCCATAAATACTGTGAGCGATGTTTGTCGAATGAGAAGACATATTCAAAAGCTCATCTACTTTAGGAATCAAGCTTTTTGCTAAAATGTTAGCTCTTTCTAATTTGTCTATATTCATATTACTATCTTATTTATATCCTTTGTAGGATGGTTACTAAACTATGTTACAAACGGATTGTCTTGCCATCTTCTGCAAGTTTAAACTTCTCGATATCAGTAGAAGTTAATAGCCATGTATCTTGGTTTCTTCTAGATGGATGGCCATCCTTGCATATTTTGTTAAGAACCAGATGTATATTGCCATAATAACGATATGTATGATCAGTGTCCATTCCTTCGTCCCAAGGCTCAATCTTGCTAACCATATAAGGCTCATCTTTATAATATAACACAATATCGCCTTCCTTGAAAGGAAGAGTGCTAATCAACTGTTCTGTCAAATCACTTATATCAAAATGGTTTTTCAGAATGACCTGTTTAATATCTGCGATTTTAGAAAATATTTCTTTCTGCTCTTTTGTTAAGTCCATATTACTACTTATTTATGCCCGAAGGCGGTTAAACACCAATCTTTATAGCAATAGCCGATACGACTATTGTGAGGAATATCAATATTCCTAGAATCAATCCTAGCATCATATCATCTTTATTTTCCATACCTACACCTCCATTTCTGAGTTAAGTCCTAGACCGAAGAGAAGATGCTGGAGTTGATGCACGATAGTTATACTTTTATCATGGTCTCCCCAATGGAAATACACCTCTTTCTCTGAACGTATGTTTAAAGTTGGGTAGTCTTTTCGTCTGTAGCAATAATCACTACTATAAGGACGTTTGAATTTCTTCCACCCATTCTTTTTAAGAAACTCAGGAGTAATAGGAACTCCTGATAATTCTAATTGGTTTACTTGATGGCTTATACAAGACAACTCATAGTTATTTAATTCGAGTGTATCCATAATTGTATGTATTCTGTTATCATACATAACAATATCGCCTTTAATATATTCCTGTTCCATACGCTTTACTCCTTAACTTCTTTAAAGATTACACACTTATTGTCAGAACGATCTCTCATTGTCCAATCCCAATGTGTTTGATGAAGTAAAGCGATCCAAATTTGACTTTTACACCTCAACATAGCATTAGCGCACCATCCATAGGGGCACCAAAACGCACAATTACCACAATTTCCTGTGGCATCTTCAACAACAATGTATTTTTTGCCACAGTACTTAAAATATTCTCCAACTTTAAGCTCTTTCATAATCAAAACGCAATTCTATAGTCCTTACCTCTCAAAGTAGGTCTCTTTTTGAGGATGTACTTCTTTAATTCTTCAAAATCTATCGGGAAGAGCGCACAATATTTATACTGTAATGTGCAGATGAATTTTACGTTGAGCATAATATCAAATACAAATGTTTTCATTGCTCACCTCCTTCCTTTGAAACTTCTTCAATAAAAATCTTAGCTTCTTCTGCCGCCTCTCTTGCGAGATTTCGTATATGTACTTTACGTTCGGTATTGGAGCACGCACCTCTATGGTCGTAATCTTCGCCACATCTTCTTACTTTATTAATAAACAACTCTGATGCCGTATTAAATAAAGTTTTTGTTTTAAATCCTTCTACATTAATCTTCACTCCCATAATCTTCCTGCAATTTCTTGATTTCACTAACGAAAAGATTGACGTTGATGTCGCAATCTATCACTTCCTGGTGGTGTTTGACGGCATCTTCTATCAGATGCGTGCATGACTCGGTGAAGCCACAAATGTGATCGCCCTCTATGGTGTAGAGATAGCGGTTCGTGTTGTAGTAGGCACACTGGCAGAGCTTGATGCCATTCTGTGATAACACCTCTCTGACTTCGGCATTGTTGATGCGAAGCACTACCAGCTTGCTTTTTGAAGTGTAGTACTTGTGATATTTGATGCGGTCGTAGGCTATGACTGCGATAGCCATCAACCATAAGATAGCTGTTACGATAGCTATGTCTGTCTGTAATGTATTCATAAGTTTGTTACGTTTTAATTATTTCTGTTCTTTACGTCTGTCTTGGCGATAGAACTTCCGTTCTGCCATCTTCCGCTCTTCTTCGGTCTTGTATAGTACCTGATTAACATCATGCTGACTCATATCTACCGACTGAATGCGATGGGTGGCAGGATCCAGACCGTTCTTCTCGCAATAGACCTTCCAGCCTTCCAAACCAAGAGGTTTCTTTGCTTCTTCGGCTGCCCTTCTGATTTCCTCTGCCCTTCTACGTTCATCGTCCTGCCTTCCACGCTCTGCAAGCATATCCTGCTCGTATTTGTTGAGCGCTTCGATAATATCCTGCGGATTGATGGTCGTATTGTTATCATCGTGCTTGTGCTGGAACAGCTTGCCGTACTTTCCATCCATGATGGTGACAAAGGCATAGTCCAGTTCGGTGGTGGTCCAATAGTGATACTTGGCACAGATTCTTGCGGCAAGCATCTGAACCTGATACTCCGTAACGATGTCGAAGACTCCAAGAAAAGTGAAAAGTTCTATCAGTTTCCCCTTGACCCAGCCTACAAGACTAGGCAATCCTCTCTGCATGCGGACGGAAAGCAAAGTGGTGCTGCTCTTGGTGCAGGCATCAGCGAAGGAAGTAGGGCGAATATAGTCCGGCTTATCCTTGATAATCGGAACCAAGGATTCTTGCTGCCTTTGCTGCAAGATTGTTTGCTCTCTGTTGCTCATGATTCTGCTTTAAAATGATTTCATCATTCCAGCACTCACCATTGAGATAAGTGAGTGGGTCTTTTCTGTAGGTGCGGTCGGGAGTGGATGCTACATAGTCAGGGGTAGCATACAAACAAGCTACCTGCTGCGCTTTCGTTAGTTTGTCCCATTTCTGCTTGGCTTTCTTCTTGCCACGCTTCTTGCCGTACATTTGCCACCAATCTTCAAAGGAATCGTTCTGCCCTTCAAAAACGGCATCAGGAATCGTTTGGTTGAATAACTCAGCAGGCTTGTAATATTTACCGGTAAGCGCATATCGTGCACCTTCTCTGAATGCGTCTTGTAGCGGTTCTTGATCTGAATAACCCTGCGCTGCCTTGTTTATTTCCTTTAATGTTTTCATAAGCTTGTAGTTTTTATGAGTTATACCCACCCCTTGTTGGAGTCTATATCCATCTGACAATACTTCTTTGCCAGTTCATCATCCTGCTCGGGAAGCGGAAAGCCTATGCAGTTAGCATAGTCGGCAACGTTTCTGATTACCGATGAGGCTTCTGCAGTATCGAGGAAACCGAGGGGCTTGAACTTTGGGTTGCCCTTGGAATCATATTCGCCAGTCATGAAGATGTGAGGGGCTACATTCTTCTGAATCTCACTGAGAGTCTGGTAGAACGTCTGCCCTATCTGTCCGGATAGATACGTGATGATGAAGTTGAGATAAGCCTTCTGCTGGTCGGTGGCTATAGGATGAAACTTCTTGATTTCCAAACTATAGCCTGCTGACTTAGCCTTTTCTATCTCCTTCAATGCAGCCATATAGCTGCGAGGGTCGTTTAAATTCTTGAATACTGCCATATCAAATAAGATTGATGATTTCTCCACTCTTGGCATAGTACGTTGGTACGCCTATTACCTGTTGGAACTTGTTTACTGCTATGATTGGATTGAGGTGTCGGGCGGAACCGTGAATGAGGATGATCTGGTTGGCGCAATGCTCTGCATCGCATTCCTTTAGCCAAGCGATAGAGTGCTCCAAACTCATGTGCGACAATCGAACTCGGTCTGCCTGGCTGCGTGGTGTCTTGCCATCTGCTACCGCCTTGTCTAGGATTGCATCAGAATAGTTGCACTCTGCAAGATAGGTCTTGCAACCTTTGAGATAGAAATGCAGATTGTAGCAATCCGTAGCAAAGAAGATAGTTCCATAAGATGGTTCGTGAATCAGATAGCCGAAGTTTTTTGCATCGTGCTCCACTGTGAATGGGGTTACTCCGAAGTCTCCGAACCTAAAGGTGATGTTCTCGGACATCGTATCTACACCCGGGTATTTCTCTGCCACTTCATCATTGGAAGATACGTTGATTCCTGCCTTTAGATACTCGGGGATATACTTGGAATGATCAGAATGGACGTGGCTCACGATACACCCTACTACCTTGCTCGTCTTATACCCGATAGCCTTCTTCACCTCTCGCAAGGGTATGCCTGCTTCAATCAGCAGGATTTCTCCCGAATCTGATTGAAGGGCATACGAATTTCCTTTTGATGAAGAACCGATGATGATTAGCTTCATACTAGCTCAACTTAAACTTCTTGGTTTCGGTCTGAGCCTCTTGATCCTCACCAGTAGGCTGCTTGATTTCTCCAGTCTCAGCATCAACCACGAGTACTTCCTTTGCCTCGGCAAACTCCTCGTCTCGCTGCTGTTCGGCAGAAGGAGCTTCGTCTATGTTGAGAATGTCGTTATTCTCGATGGAAAGCTCGCCCCATTTTGAGAGGAGTCTTCTCAGCACGGTCTTCAGCGCCATACTCTCGAAGTTGGAATTCCAACCCACTCCATCACTTACTCCCGATGCAGCCTGCTTTAATGCCAGTTCCTTCAAGGTGTCCGGTGTAACCTTGTCGTTGAACTTGACGGTAGGGCTATACTGCTTGGCATAGAGACAGACTTCATCAAGCGACATATAGAGAAGCTTGGAAAATCCGTTCTTCATCTTCATGTAGGCGAAGTAGCCAATAGGAACGTTTGATGTACGGACGCCCGACAAGTCGAGATTGCCGGTCACCTTGTCGTAGCCTTTCAGCTCTCCCTCATACACCACATCAGAGTTGATGGTCTCGTACTTGCCGGTACGCATTGCCAGCTGGAGATAACCCTTGGTACCCACTACCAGTGTAGGAGTCATCACGCCATGAATCTTGAAAGGAAGGATATAGCACTGCCCCAACTGCTTGTTGAGCGGAAGATGCAGGGATGCTGCCTTCAGCGCCTCTGCCATCAACGCATTCGGTGCACACTGGAGAAGCTTTTCATCTGATGTTGCCAGCTCCATCAAACTGGTGGTGAAGGTTCCCTTGTTCTCCTTCAAGGTGTTCTGCAAAAGGGTCTGGTAATAACTATTGTTCATTACCGCCTGGAAATTCTTAACTGCTACTGCCTTCTGTGAAGGCTGCTTTGCTACTGCTGTTTCTGCCATGATTACTTCTCCTTATCTTTTTTAAGTTCGTTCGAAATCCCCAAAAGGACAAGCGTTGCCATTGCCGCTCCCATTTCTGGGACATCGTTAATTACGCTAGCAGGAAGCTCTACACTATCATGCTCGTTAATCCACTCTTTTACGATGCTTGATGGTGTATTGTCTTTCAGACCGCCACCAAATGCAAGCATACCCCTTACAATGTCTTTATCTACCTCTACTGTCAATTTAATATTTTCTGCCATGATTTATATTTTAACAAATTCTACTTCTTTTATTCCATAACCGCAAGGGATGGATATTCAAACTTCAACTCATCATCGGTGGTTACTACCATTCTGATCTGCTGACCGCCACGACAAATTGGGTGGTTCACGCTCTCGCACTCGTCGAGCAGCATTGGCACCTCAATCTCGTTATACTTGGCGAAGGTGTTGGCAATGTCGATTCCTGCATTCACCTTTGCAGCCGTGTTGAGTCGGCGGTATGGCACACCATCGTGATAGCACTCGCATGTGGCTTCACGCTCGCCTTTAAGGTTGGTTTTGAACATAGACCATTTCACGAAGCGGAAATGCTCGTTTACTCGGTCTTCGAGAAGCTGATCTGCCTTCTGATTGTACTCTCTTACCACATCAAGCTGCTTGTCAAGTTCATCGAGCTGAGCCCGATAGGTCAACTTATACTCGTTAATCTCAGCAATGCGAGCGGTGATGCGGTCGAAGGCTTCCTTTTTGCCAAGCAATTCAAGCACCTCGTTGTATCGGATTCCGATAGGCTCACGCTCCTTTTCGAGTTCAGTGAGCATCTTGGAGGTCTCTTCCGTCTCGGATGGTTTGTCGAGTTCAGCCTGCAAGTCGGCAAGTTCCTTCACTACCTGCTGATACTCTTCCTTCTCGGCAAGAATCTGTTCGTAGGTCTTCGGCTTCTCGGCATCCACCTCCCGTTTCTTGAACTCAGCTTCCTTGAGGGTCTTGTTAGCCTTCACCAGCTGGTTGGTTGTAACCATTCGGTCGTTGTCAAGCTTCTCAAGGATATTCTTTGCATCGGTATATTCCTGCTGAATGCCGTTGAACTCCTCTTGAATCTTCTTCGATGCGTTAGACTTGTGTTCATTGAAGCGATCCTTGGATTCCTTCTTGATGCGCTCAACATCTTCTGCCGGAAGCGGCTTACCGCAATTAGGACAGATGCCATCCTCGGCATTCCAGCTCCATCGGGATTTGGAGAGTTCATCAAGCCGGTTGTTGATATCCGCCACCTTGCGCTCACACTCTTCCTTCTTGTCCTTGGCGTGAATCTCCGATTCTGTATAGCCCCTCATCGTTGCTTTCAGATCATCAACCAGACTCTGCGCCTTCGTTGCTGCGATATTGGCAGTAATCACATCGCTCTGATGTTTGGTAGCCTGCTCGGTAGCGAGATTCATGGCACTCTGCTCCATATTGCGCTTGCGCTTCTCGGCAAAGTCTATCTTCTTGCGGATGGCATCAAGGCGCACCTTGTCGGCTCCGCCAGTGCGAATCTCCTGAATTTTGTTGGCGAGTTCTACAAGTTTCTCGTTGAGCTGAGCCTTCTCGGTAGCCAAGGCTTCCCAATCCTGCGCTTTGGGCAGTGACTTATTCAACTCTTCAAGGCGGATAGGCACGGAATCAAGCTGATCCTGCACCTCCTTGCGAGAGTACTTGAGGTGATGAACGTACTTGTCGATGTCCTGTTTTCTGAGGGCTTCGACCACGAAATCAAACTTCTCGTCGCCCTGTGTAATATCATCGGTGCAGATATTGCCGACGAGTGCCTGCAACTTGTTGCGCTGCTCCTGCCAAGAAAGGCAAACGAAATGTCTGGATGAAGAACAGAGACGGAAAGCGTCATAGGGGCAGATAGAATCCACAACGTTGCAGTAATCGTTTGCGGTGCAAATATCGCCATTCACGAAGTACTTATATGTATTTGTACACTTGTCAACATCCCATGAATCTGTCAGCTTGCGCTTCAAGATGATTACTTGATTTGAGGCTCCTTCTTCGCCAATACAGTGGACTCTAACCGTAAGCTCCACCTCATGAGGAATCTCACGGATGATGTTGTGGTCTTTGTCGAACGTCTTGATGTCGAGCGAATTGCCGTTGATGTCCTTGCCGAAGAGGGTGTAGAGAATGGCATTTGCGATGGTACTCTTGCCCAATCCGTTCTTTCCCTTGATGATGGTGAGTTCATCACCAAACTCGTACTCAGCATTGCGAATGCCGCAAAAATTGAGAAGTCTAAGCTTCTTGAACTGAATCTGTTTCATCTGTATTCTCGTTATTCTGTTCTTGTTTCTCTCTCAGCTCCTTATCGTAAGCTTCGAATGCGCAAGCGGCTGCATAGGTGAATGCATTGCTGTTGCGCATAGCTTGAAGAAGGAGCTGTTGTAAATCTCCATCTGAGGCGTGGAGAAAGGAGAAGCCCTGCTTGGTGCTGGCATCGCCCATAAGGATGATGCAGCGGAAATGCTTGCCGTGCTCTCCTGCCTTGTCAACCTCCTCAGTAACCTTTCTGATTTGGTTGAAGTAATTTTGTCTGAAATTCTTTCTACCCATGATTTCCTTTCTAAAAACCTGCCCACGCCCGGTTGCTACCCGAGAAATGGGCAGGAAAACACATTAATATGAAAACAATCAACTAACTAACTGTCTGTTGAACCTAACCCTTTTCGTGTGCCGGTTACCTTGCCAAGTTCCAAGTTGACATCTGGAACATAGGTGAAGGCACCCTGGCAAATGCGCCAGCTATAAGGGAGAACGAACTTGAAACCGAGGAGTCGCAAAATGCGATTCTTCCATTTCCATCTTCCCGACTTCACGATTACGTGGACTTCTTCGCCATATCCGCAATCTATCAAGCCGAGAATCACATCAAGGTTCTCTCTTACCTTGCCCAAGCGACCGCCCTTCATCCAAGAAGGGAAGTACACATCCAGCTGCATGCCTTTGCCCGACATACCGCTGCGTGGCTGGATCAGCATCTTCACATTGGCAGGAAGCTGAATCTTGAACCCGAGCGGAACGTAATAGCGAGCGTAAGGAGCCACCTCCATATCCTTTGCTACATGAAGGTCGTAAGCGGCATCCGTCTCATACGCCTTTGTCGGGAAACAACCATGCGTCACTAACTCTACTTTAATCTTTGTACCGAATTTACTCATATATAATCTATTCTGTTAAATGTTTCTCATCAAGAAGCTTATCCACTTCCTTCTGATAGAAGTCTATCATAGCCTTATACTCAAACAAAGACCAGTTCTTGAATTCCTGCTTTGCCCGAACCTCTATCAAATCAACTCTCTGTTCGCCAATCTGCTTGATAAGTGCTCGGCGATACATCTGAATATTACCTTGGTTGAAGATGTTGCAAGATATACACTGCGGTCGGCAGTTGTCTTCGCTGAATCGGGTGGACATATATCGTCTTGACATATAATGCCCATTCTGAATATCCTTCCAATAGAACACCTTGCCACAACTGATGCAGCGGCAATTGCCTCTAGCGTCTGAGTATTTCAGCCGGATATATTTGGAAAAGACAGCATCAAGCTTATCCCTCAGCTTGCTTTTGCTGAGTCCAGCCTTAGCCTTCTTCTTTTCCTGCTCCTTCTTGGGCTTATCCCAAGGAGTCTTCTTTATTGGAGTCCTTTTCAGGGGCTTGTTTCTTCTCAATACCATACCTTATTATATATATTATAGTGTATTGTACTTGCCTTCTTCACGTCCCATATCTGCTGCGAGATTCTTGATACGTGAGTTGAGCATATTAATCTTTCTAACTTTCAGCTCAAAAATCTCCAGCGGACACCACGGATTCCTTTCGAGCTGTTTGTATATATCGTCCACTCGCTCTTGATAGGACCGAGTCGTGAATAATTGAAGCATACGCTATTGTTTTTAAGTTTGAAGATAACCTGCCTATCCTCACGGACTGGCAGGAACCATGACATGATAAAAAAAACATATTCCGCCCAATATGTTGCCGCTGCAACAGGGGGGCTTATTTTTAATTTAAATTTTAAATAAATATGAAAAGTTGCAGAAGTGGGACTCGAACCCACGACCAGGTCGCACGGTTGATAAGAATATGTTAAGGGTTTACTCATTATGTTACGTGCCTGCTCTAACCAACTGAGCTATTCTGCAATATAGCGGCATCGTGCGCTACCACGAATTTAAGAGCCATGCTCACCGCTCGGGCTTGCGAAGGATTTTTGTAATACTAACAAGCAATCAGTTATTATTTTGCTTTCATCCTCGCTCACCCTATATAAAGACTTAATATCCTTCAGCTTAATTTTTCCAATAAGTCAATGATCGTATGTCCACCGAAGGGGCAATGGGATAGCTTTGCGATTGCCATTTTATAATAACAAAACACAAAAACTTGTGTGGGCTTGGGGCGAGTTGAACGCCCTTGCTAGAAAACTACTAAATTGCCGACTGGCGCCTAGGGTCTCCCTCTACTACCGAGCAGACTGGCTCAAACCCGATTGATACTCCTATTCTCACGAACGAGAGTACCTAAGTTGATTCGCTTAACTTTTATGAACTTAAAAGAATCATACGTTATACATTATCAATATAAAATAGAAATGTAATTCTTTCAGGCAACCTCCACCCTGCTCACGCAGGATGGGGGCTTAGCTTTAAATCACAACTTTTATCTAAAAGCCGAACGGCTTCCTTTAATCTTCCACAAGTTCGGGGTACTTCTTGACGAGGATACCACCAAACCTATTGCAAGTAACATTTCGAATATCGACTGCTAACTTGCTGTTTGTCTTATATGCTATTGCAGCGTAAACTGCCGCATTGCAGCAGCCGACTGACTTAGCTATTTTGCCGATTTTTGATTTTCTAACCAAAATTTTCGGTTTATATACCACTTTATCCATACTTTTTTATTATCTTTGCACACGTAAAACATTAAATGATAAAGAAACGATGAATCGTTGTCTGAATCACGGATGCAAAGATACGCAATCTTGCAGAAATATCCAAGCTTTTGCATATTAATTTATAATTACTTAAACAATATTTAAACATTTAAACATTAGTATAATATGAAAGATATAGTTGATAGAATAAACGAGCTTAGAAATTATAACAATCTGAGCGGCAGGGCTTTTGCATCTAAAATAGGTATGAAATATACCACGGTTAATAACTACATCAACGGCACAAAAGACCCTACCCTAGATTTCATCATGCATATAAAATCCACGTTTGTGGATATTTCGTATGATTGGTTACTGGACGGCAAAGGTTCGATGTTCAAGGAAGACAAGCCAACCGATGAAGCGCTCTTGAAGGAACTTGCAGAAGCAAAGGTCAAGCTGCTCGTACAAGAAGGCATCACCAAGGAGCTTCGTGATATACTCCTGGAGAAGAACAACGGCAAGATAGCCGAAGACCGCAAGAGTCTTGTAGGCTGATACGAAAAAAGCAGGGCACTAGGCTCTGCTTTTTCGTTTAACAAGTCTGTCTAATCTTCTTTGGAACTTATCTTTAATAACTTCCATTTCTGCTCTCATCTGCACCTCCAAAGATGATAGGCGACGATTTGTACCATACTCGCCATCATAAAAAGGCTCGTCAATATATGGAACCTTCACATCAATGTATAGGACTGGCTTCAAATCCCACCACAAGAACTTTCTCGTCTCCAAGTACAACAGCCCAGTGATGTTGGCATCGTAGTATCTTTTGTAGCACCAAAGACGTTCTACCTTATATACTTTCTTGCTAATTAGTTTTCTCATGCTTACCTCGCTTTTTAACAAAAAACGCTCCGGCACACCAATCATTGCTTTCTGCATCAACATGAAGTTTAATACATCTTCCGACAAACTCATTACCTTCATAATGCTTACAACGACTACACTCCTTTGAATTTCTCAAAATTGCGCGAAGCAAACTGACGTTAGCACTAGGTGCATTTGCCTTATTCCATCTGACTACAGCTTTTTTGTACAGATATCCAAATCTATGTAAGAACCTACTATCTTCCTTGATTCCATCCTCTGAATCGAAGTAACGTTCATCCGTTCCTCTCTTCATAATATTCAGAATCTTCTTGGCACTTCTAATTTTCATACGCTATTTGAACTTAATAATGAAAAACTCGGTATCTATCCATTTATCCAAGCAACGTATTCTGCTTTGGCAAATCTATACGATACATACCCATTATCTACAACCACGTTGGGTGTAAACTGACGAATACACCCAGTCTCATCCTTGAAACCAAGAATTAGATACTTATCACCACAATATCCTGCTAAAAAAGCACCAATCTCTTCGCCTTTATAACAAGCGACCTTACCATGATGCTGTTCATAAATCTCTTTCAGTGTCATACGCTACTTGAACTTGATGATGAAAAATTCATGATCCAACCATTTGTCGGGGCACAAGCCCTTCTTCGGCTTACCAATACTGATACTCTCAATCTTCTTTTCGATACGTGGACTATCCTTGCGGTAGCCGTTAATGAAGAGGACGTGGGTGTAAGGGCGATAAAGCACCTTTCCGCAATATGTTTCTGCCGCCACATCATAAGCTACTTCACAGTTAGTAGTCAGACGTTGAATCCAATACGGCTTAATCTCCCGATACTCCTCCGTCTTCTCGCCTGATACGATTTTATCGAACCACAGCTTACTGACAGTGAGGGTCAGAACTTTCTTTTCCATACGCTACTTCTTTCTAGTATATTCAATATCCTTGTATGATACTCGCTCCTTGCTCCAAGTCACCTCATCCAACTCATCGAAGTCGGCACCATCGGGTGTGTCTTCTCCTATGACCAAAAAGACACGATCAGGAACGTTGGTCATTTCGTTCTCACCCTCAAACTCTCGGATGGGGTATCTAGAAGGTCGTAGAGGTCTTGTGTTTGCCCCTCGAAAAGCATCTTCTTTGTATCACCCTTCCAATTTTTGAGTTTCTTTCTAGCATTCTTCAATGCTTCGTAAGTCTCTTGTGTAATCATAACCTTTTATTTTAACCAAATCTTCTTGCTTTCAGAAACAACAATCGTTTACGATGCTCAGCCATATCTAGTGCCTTGGAAGCAAGTTTGGAATTTACCATTTGTTTCTCTGTTACCTTTGTAACATCGAACAAATACTTATCCATTACCTTTATCAGTCTGTCCATACGCCATAGTCCTTCTTTGTTGAAGAATCAATAATATCGTTCGCCAGCTTAATGGCAAGCTTAGGCTTGAAGAAGCACTTGTTCAATTCATCACGCAAGTCTGTTGCCATAGTAGCAATCTTTGGAAGTTTGTTGAGAATGCGAAGTCTCTTGGCTTCAAATTCACCGGTCATACTTGCGTACTTTTCACGCAAATCACGCTCCTTGTCTTGATAAACAGCTTCCAAGTCCTTTTCCTTCTGTTCGTACGTCTTTTTGAGGTCAGCCTTCATTCCGTTGTACTTGCCGTCAAGCTTATTTTTCTCATCAGCATAAGCTCGTCTTTCGCAATCTCTGTCGTAGATACTACGCTTTACCTCATTCTGCATAGCGTTCTCAACCTTCAAGCGGACGTCTTCGAAGTTAACGTAAGACTCAGAAGACTCGATTGTGCGTCTCGTGGTTGGCTTTTCTTCCATATCGAAGCCTGGCTCAAATCTCCCATACCTTGAGCGAGGCACATTTACCTCAACAACCGTCTCCTTGCGAAGAATCACCTTTGCACCCTGCTTCAAGGAATCATTCAGCTTCTTCAACTCCTTGACCTGCTCTTCCAACTCTGAGTTACGCTTGCGTATTGCATCGTACTCTGATAAATCTACGTTTACTATTGCCATAACACTATTATTTTAATTGTTCACACGCTTTCTTTTCCCACTCGGCAAAGGAAAGAATATCCTTGCCCTTACCGAACACTCTCATGTGTCGCTTGTAGCTATTGTAAGCCGCAAGCTTTATTTCATCCATTTCTGTCATACGCTACAACTTTTCTATTTGCGACTCCAAGTTATGAATTTTATCCTTGATGATGGCGAGAATTTTCCCTTTAATTTCTTTAATACCTTCATCGCCAAGAACACGATTCGCAATGAATGTATCTCCGTTTCTTTCTCGACTACAAAGAATCACGTTTAACTCTACAGAAGGGTTCAGCGCAAATTTCAGAAGATTTCTATCGTAATCGAGATCCTCCTTGAGCTTGATAGCTTTCTCTAAATCCTGCTCTGTCATACGCTAGTCCTCCTTTCTAACGAACTTGCCGCCCGAGATTCTAAAACCTCTTCTATGCAACTCCTCAAACAGAGTTTCAGAGTCGGCATAGTTGATATGCTCGTTCACAAACTGCTCCATGTCGCTGAATGATTTGCCCGAAGCAGGGTCCGTGATGGCGAACTTGTTTAGCTCATCTTCCATATCCACAAAGGATAATCTAATCTCATCATAAGTCTGCTTTTGGATTTTGCCCTCCATGCACAAGACTTTTACGATGGTAATAATCTTGACTATCTGTTTAAATACCTTTTCCATAATCTTGTTTGTTATTTGTTTTAAAATTTGGACTCGAATCTTTTCTTCCAGGCATCAAGCGTGGTTGGAAATTTCGGCTTTATCTTGTGATAATGTCTGTAGCGAGGAATCTTCCAAAACACGTTGATGTAGTTCCGGCAGGGCTTGCCAGTTTCAACGCAACTGAAGCTACATAGCTTCTCACGCTTCTTGCCATACATACAGATATACACCCAGCAGGATTCATAACAAGCACCTTTCTTGCGAATTTCACTTCTTCCAACCATAAGCCTATATTTAAAAGCCCTCTCCGAAGAGAGGGCAATTAGCTTACTTCACCATCATCATCTGAGGAACATTGCCATATACTGGCAACTTGCCATCCCACTTCTCAATCCACATCTTCTGCAAGATAGCAGGAGTAAGAGAAGCAGTCTTCAACTCATTCGCTTCACGCTCAGCCTTTGCCTGCACAAGCATCTTCTCTGCTTCTGCTTTCTTCACGGCTACCTCGTTGAGAGCACGCTGCGCTTCCTGAATGGCTTTATTCTTCTGATTGACAGCTTCAACAATCGAGCTTGGATATTTCAATCCAGAAGTAAGCTGCTCTAGGTGGAAATGTTCCTTGGCGAGAGCCTTGCTAAGTTGGGCTTCAATGGCTTTCTCCACCAAATCACGATTGCTGACGATTTGGTCGGTTGTGTATTTGTTCAGCTGAATGCGGAAGGCATCCTTCACATAGTTGAACAGAGTACCATTCACAATATCATTCAACCCCTTGCGGTATTTCTTGAACACCTTTGGCGCATTGCCATCTACCATTTTCAAAGAAACGGTAGGATCCACAGTAAACTCTGAGCCATCCTTGGCGTTGATGGTGAACGCAGGATAGTCGATTGTCTGAACATAGGTAGGGTACTCGTACACCTCCTCTGTGAAAGGATTGTACCACACACGACCAGTGACAAGACTCACATCATCCACACCCTTCTCAGAACCATAGAGGTTGACCAAGATACCCTCAGAGCCAGCATCTACACGCTCGCTACAAGAGGTAGTTGAAAACAATGCTGAACCGAGCAGCATAAACAAACACAACTGATTAATCTTTCTTTTCATTGTCTTTCTTATTTTTAAACGTTAAACAATTTGTTGCAACTGAAATCAATATCCAAAGGTTAATTCCGAGAATGCCCATAATGTTCACTATCGTATTAGCCTTGTTAACTGCTTCAAAGCAAGCATCTATCACAAGAAACGTCATGAGCACCCAACTCACAAACGCTACAACCTTCCACTTGATTTTCTTCATAAGCCTATAATTTATCTTTTATCTCTCTCAGCTGCGATATGATAACGCAAAGAGAGATTATTATGAATAACTTGAACATAACCTAGAACAATTTAGCTATACGTCTGAAATCCTCGCCTTCGGGTACCGGACAATCCTTTATCCACTCCATTTCCTTCACCTTTCCATAGTGAAAGGTCGATGTCCTTAGGCAGAAGAGCCTTCATGTCTGCGAAGAGGTTGAGACGGAGGGAGCAGTTGAGGTTAAAGTTGTCGTTAGTATTACCTCGCTTCTTCAGCTTAAGCATCATTGCATTAATATTAATGAACTTATCAATATCCGCCTTCTTGTGAGGGGTAAGGCAGATTCCATCAAAGATATCGCTGCAAATTTTGAGGGATACGCCGCCGAAGTATGAAGTGTAAAGATAGAACTTCGATTCCGGCAAGCCCATAGCTTGCTGTATATTTTTAATACTATCAACAAGATCAAAAGGCTTACAACCACATTCAGCCAACAAAGGCTCTCCACCAGTGATACTAATCTCATCGTAGTCGAATCTGTCAACAACCGGAATCTTCTCAATATCGAACTGGTTGTTGCAACACATAGGGCACTTGTTGTGACACTTTGCAGTCACCAGCAATCTAAGTTTCTTGTTCATAATTTATAATTTTAGTTCAATGTTCATTATAGGGTACACCCCAGTCTTTTCCGCACTCCACTAGGAAGCGAGGATTGACAGACTTGAAATTTGGTTTTATATAATTATATATTTACCTACCCAAATGGTACCAAATATCAAAAGTCTTACCTAGATACAGAAAAGCCATTCCGCAAGCCTTCTTCATCCCAGTGTAAACCTTTCGGTCGTGCGTTGCCTGTTGAGACTGGTTGCTCAGAGCAGGGCTAGAGGGATATATCGTTCTAAGTTAGGGTCGTTTTATATATCGGCAGGTAAACCGAAGAGGACGATACTGATGAAACCTCGTATGTCTTGCCAAAAAACTCGGGGAAAATAAAAATCCCCAAGTCGTGTGACGCCGACCTAGGGATTTCGTGATTTTATATATTGAACCTATTGAATCAGGTCTATATATCGAAGTTCTTGTATCAATCGTCACATTGACGAGTGCAAAAGTACACAATCATAGGCAAATATCCAAGCTTTTATACACTCTTTAACTGAGAAGGAATACAAAAAGCTTGTATCTTGTTGGTTTTTAGCAACTTACAGCGTTTCTCTTATTTTTAAAGCGTATAAATATCAAAGAAAACTACCTAAAAATTTGTGTTATAAAAAAGTTATCATTATCTTTGCATTAGGAAAGTAAGTAGCTGATTGTTAGGCTGTAAGATAAAATGTATTGTGACCCCATGCGAGTCACAGAAGTAGTTTAAATCACAAACAAAAAAGACTTTTATCTGAAAGTTGAGACGAGCTTAACGTGCTTATTTACAAGCAGTTATGCTCGTCTTTTGGTTTTTGATATGCGTGCTGGAGAAAATGTAGAAACGTAGAACATTCTACGAATGGTTTACGTCTATAAACGGCATAACTGTCTAAGAATCAATCACATCGGCTCTTTTGAGAAATATTGTGTAATTTGGGGAGTGTTATCAAAATGTTATCAACCCCGTAAATTTATGTTATCAAAATGGCTGGAATTAATTTAAGTTTCATTCACAATCGGTTGAGAAGAGGAACGGCACAGAAGCCAGTTTCCATCGAATTGAGGTTCAGCTACAAGTCTGAACGCAAGTACCTCTCAACCGGTATCAAGGTCACTCCAAACCAATGGTCTGACAAGTTGAAACGCATCATCAAGCACAAAGATGCCGATGCACTCAACGAAAAGCTGAAGGCTTTCGAGGAGCGTGGAAACCTCGTCTTGACCAAGATGATAAAGGAAGGAATCACGGATTTGTCTCTGATTCCTGCCTTCTTCAATGGTGAAGGCGAGAAAAGCGTGTCCTTTGTAGAGTACTGCAAGAAGAGAAGAAACGAGCGCAAGGTGTGCGATCATACCAAGAAACGCTATGATGTCTTCATTGCCTTCTTGAAGTCGTGGGGGAAGGTTCTGACGTTCGAGGACTGCAATGTGTCGAAGATTAGAGCGATGGATGAGTTCCTGCACAAGCAGGGTAAGGCTCAGTGTACCATCTACGACTATCACAAGTATCTCAAGCTGTTCATCAACGATGCCGTGATAGACGGGCTTATGGATGAGAATCCATACAAACTGCTGCCCTTCCACATCGGCAGGGGCGAGAAGCAGTATGTTGACTGCATAACAGAAGAGCAGTTCGGTGCCATCAAGAAGCTGGAGATATCTACTCCGCATATTCAGCAGGCTAGGGATTTGTTTCTCTTCCAGTGCTATACCGGACTGGCTTATGCCGACCTATCTTCCTTTGATTACTCCAACTGCGTTGAGAAGGATGGAAAGATGTTCTATCATGCCAAGCGAACCAAGACAGACACGGATTTCGTGTTTCAGCTTCTTACACCTGCGGTTGAACTGCTGAAGAAGTATGATTTCTGCCTGCCGAGGATTTCCAATCAGAAGTACAACGACTACTTGAAAGTAATAGGCGAGATTGTCGGTGTTCCTAATCTGCATTCCCACATGGGGCGTGCTACCGCTGCAACGCTCTTCCTTTCCAAGGGTATGCCGATTAATGTCGTGGCGAAAGTGCTCGGTCATACAAACCTCCGACAGACTACGAGGTATGCCCGAACGTTGAGCAGGGACGTGCAGTCTGCCTTTGATGAGCTGGAAGGCAAGATGTAGGTATAATGAATAAAGGGTAGCCATTTCTGACTACCCTTTGCTGTTTCCCTCTCGTTCTCGCTTCTCTCTGATGGCTTGCCTTATCCATTCAGCCTTATTTCTTCCTAGAGACTCGCAAAAGTCGAAGGTTTCTTCATTCACGTGCAGTACTACTCGATTCACAAGGGCTTCAGCGCCCTTGCTCGGTGCTCCTGCTCGGTCTCTCCGTCCTCCCCACCCTGGATGCAGATTCTTGGATGGTACAATCTTGTGCTTTCGGTTGTACTCGAACTTCATCACAAGTTTGCTGCCTGCCCACACTTCCACCATTTCGGCATCGGGGGTTTGGCTTAGGTTCTGCTTGGCGATTCCTGCAAGCTGCTCCTTATCTTCGAAAAGGGTATCGCTCTCGTCAAGTATTCCCACATCGTCATACACGATGATTCTTGCCTTCTTTTCCATATCTCCTTCCTCTTATCCCAGTACTGCCATCAATATCGTAAATAAGAAGATGAAGAGCACAAACCATTCCTGCTTTGTCATTTATTACCTCCTTTCTCGATTATGCCGATGGGCTTGATATCGTTAACTGTCTCATCTTCATCGGTGAAGAAAGAAACCTTCATCATGTCGCTCACGTAGCCCATGGCAATCACGTTCTCCTTTGCATCCTTGACGATGCAAATATCACCTCTCACCTCGTTCTGAGTCTTCAAATACTTCACTGCGGCATCCTTCACCGCCAAAGGATTCATTTCCTTTGTAATCGTCTCCCCTGACTGAGGGAAGACGAAATAAAATAACTGCTTGTTCATACTGCTATCTGTTTCTGTTTTGTTTGAAATCTGATTAATATGCTGCGTGTGTCCAAATCGAAGTAGGCATCTTTCTGCTCATTAAAGCTGACCCAGCCTTCTTTTCTGTACTTCACACCATCGGTCTGCATAAGTGCGTTGCAAATGGTGTCGCTCCACTTGTAAGTTAGGGCAAACTGCTCTTTGCGCATTATCACGATACAAGCTCCCAAGAAGGTCACTTCTGTTACTTCTCCACCAACATAACCACAATAACTCTGCTTCTCATCGCCAATTTTGCTAGCGCAATTCTTGCCGAATATACGTGAGAGGGCTACTTCCTTCGTCTCCTCATCAAGCATTTCCAATTTTCTCTTTGCCATTATTCTGATCCTACTCTTCTACGTCAAATATAACACTCTCCAACTCGCCATTCTCCAAAGCGCCCAAATCGTACAAACGTCTTGCGGCATTCTCTGCGTCTTCGGATGATGCTGCGTCTAGCGAAACCTTGTAGGTAATTTTCTCTACGATTTCTACTACATACTTTTTCATATAAAATCCTTTCCTTTAAAATTAATACTATTGGGGGCGGATGGTACTTTGCAACCCATCTGTATCGGCTTGAATACCGCATTCGCCCTATTATAAACAACTAGCAACAACTTCACTTGATGCGCTCTAGGCAAGTACTCTTGCTTGTCAGCTTCCCATTCGTGAGATAATAGCTCTCACGGAATGGGGTCTGTCTGATTACAAATGTTGTCTTGGCTCTGTATATATTGTTAAACCTATCAACATACGTGGCTCCCTTGAAGCATTTGATTACTATTACCATATCCTTAGTCCTGCATTAAGTTAGCTACAAGTTCATCCGTGGTGGCGAAAATCTCTTCGAGGTCTCTAGTCAGATAGCCACATTTCTTCGTCTTCAGCACTACGTGAGCGTGCATCTTCAAAGAATTGATTTTTTTGATAATCTGTTCTCTTTGAAATCCTATCTTTGGTGTTCTGCCGTTTGTGAAGTAGTACCCAATGTTGTAGTACAACAGCTCTGCCATATCTCCATAGAGAGCGTCTGCCGCATCGTCTCCCAAACTTCCGTGTGCTAGGGAAAGATAGACGATTTCGCCTTCCACTATCTTGTTTTCGTGCATAGTGTAAACGTGCTGATGGAGATAGAAATCACACAGCAAGTTCGTCTTGGCATTTCTCTGCACACACCAGTCGTTTGCGAGGGTCATACAAGCGTAAACCTCTTTGCCATCTGCGAGGTCTTTGGCGATGCGGTCGAACATTTCCTGTTCGGTTGGGTTTCGCTCTTCTCCGCTCTCATCATCAACGATGGTATAATCATCATATCCCCATCCTTCCTTGTCAACAAGTTCAAGCCCTGCGGCTTGTGCCTTTACTACGTCTTGGATAGTGTTAATCTCAACTCCTACCAAATCGTCACTCATTCTAACTGCGTTCTCTGCTTTCATAATCTTATCTCCTATTCTTTAAATTTGTTACTTGTTCTTGCCTATAATCTTATCTATCTCTGCCTGATGCTGATAGTCGGTGCAGTCGGCAAAATCCTCCTGCTCCTCATAGAAACGTGCTGCGCTCTTCAATTCGTGAAGGCTGGCTTTGGTGTAGTTCTTTGCCGGATTCACTTGGCGAAGATTCTCGCAAGTTCTGCAATACTCGATGAAGTCCACAAGGGCTTCTTTCTCCTTGCTATCGTCCTGCGTTCCTGCTGCCATAAGTGGTAGGGCAACTATCGCTGCCACTACCAAAGCTATCTTAATGCTCTTCTTCATTGTCTTATCAGTTTTTATATGTTATATCAACGATATAGGGTAAAGCGTGTTGCGGCTTGTTGTCCTCGTTTGTGTACTCGAATTGATGAGAGACCTTTAAATAGCAAGAATTGTATTGTGAATAGTACTTCTTGATGGTCTTCTCTATCATATCTTTGCCTATCTGTTCACTACGCTCTATCTTCCAATAGTGGATGAATTTCTTATCCCATACGTTATTTGCTGTGTCATATCTGTTAGCTATTGCCACAAGTCCGAAATCGGGATTGAAGAAGAACATCTTACTACCTGTAAAAATAGCGTCTATTCGGTTGCGTGCCGTCTTTGTTACTCTTATTACTTCCATACTATTCGTCCTCCATATCTTTAGCGTCTCTGATTCTGTACCCTGCTAATGCTCCAAACAAGGCGCATAGCAAATAAATTGTAATGTCCATAACTTAAATCCTTTCTTTTAATTGTTATACTTGTGCGGTCTCTAGGCTTGAACTAGATGTGCTCCTCTATTCGCTGACCGCTACCAATTTTACTTCTTGCCAAAGTTGAAGATTCTAACGAACTTGTAGAACGTCTTGAGGTCACAAAGGTAGAAGAGGTCTTGCAAGATATATTCCTTGCACTCTCTGTTGCACTCTCTGTAGGTCTCCTGCATCTGTGCTGCGGTCTCGTTGCCGCATTCAAGCCAATACATAAAGATGGCTCCCAAACTCTCATAGTCGTTGTACTCGTCATAGTACTTCTTCTGCTGCTCGTAAGTCTTGTTTCTTCTCATAATCGTATCTTTTAATCGTTCAACCATCTAGTATTTGTGATTCTCGTCTGTGCGCCTGCGATTCTGTATTCCTTCGCATCAGCCTTCACTTGGGAGTATGATGTTTCCTTTTTATCGTACACGCATTCTTTCTCCCAACCGCTGCCCCAGTTAGTCCATATAGCCCAACCATAGCAGTACTTATTCTTCTTTGCCATAACTCTTCTGTTTAATTGTTATACTAATTTTGTTATTGTTACGAAGTAGATAACTTCACGTTCCGAGTTAGATAACTCCTCAGCTATGCGCTCATACTTGGTGTAATAGCGTCCGTGTGTATCTTTGAAACGTCCTACGTACTTGTAGCCAACTTCCTTGTTAGCTTGTTTTGCGATTTTTACTACATTCTCGCTAAGCACTTTTGTGAAACCTTCATACCGAAATGTATCTCCGTTTGTTTTTCTGATAGTGCTGTACGTGTTTACCAAATATTTTCCCATAATCTTTTGTCTGTTTGGCATGGGGAGGGGCGCTAGCCCCTTGGGGGCGCTGCCCCCTTATCTCCCCACATTGTTACATACTCATTTCATACACCCAGCATTTGCCTTCATGCCCCAAAGCAAAGGCTTCTGCTTTATCTCTTGTCTCGAACTGCCCCATGATACGTGGTATCTTGTTAGGCTGAATGAACTCTCTAACTACGATATACTTCTTCATGCCTTTACAATTTGCTTCTTATCTGTCCTAATGAAACTCTTTCCTTTGGAGTGAGGTAGATGCCGAAAGCACCATCCTCGCAACTTTCAACCTCGTGCAGGATATATTTAAGTACCCACAACTGGTTAGCCGTTAAATCTAGTCTCTTTATCGTTGCCATATGTTATAATCGTATGTTTGTCCTAAAACCTTGTCGTATAACTCTCTAGTCTTCTCCACGCTATTTCCCTTCCAGTGGAATGGATTCTCGTTAGCGGTTCTTCGAAGCATGTTGGCAATCACGATAGTTTCTGCCTTTGTGAGTTCCAATATAATCATTGGTGTTGGTGATTCCTTCTTCATTGTGTTGTTGCTATTAAATTGTGAAACATTAAAGTGCAGGTGTACGTTTGCTCCCAACGTTCACAAGCTATATGTGACCTAGCTCCCTCACTTAACGTTCGTGGGTCAACGTGTTTCGATATTTCTCTAGTCTAACACGACTAGCGTTTTTCCATCTTGCGTGATGAGTGTTTGAGGCTTCTTTGCCTTTGTGCTTTGAGAGTGTCACTAACTCGGTGTACGTTGTCCTCGGTGTGTTACAGAGTTCTACCTCTCTGCCTTTCCCGACTAATCTGTACTTTTATAGAGGTAGTTAAACGTGAAGTGCTAAACGTGCCATCGTTCCTCTTGAAACCAAACTAACTTGATTTCGAGTGCAAAGATAAGGCAATCTTTTATTTCTACCAAATTTTAAGGCACTTATTTTCAAATTAAGCCTTATTTTTAACTCTCATTAATAAAACATTGCCTTAATTTTACAGATATTAAGTAAAATATCGGTTTATTTTTCGTATCTTTGCACCCTAATTAATAAGGCAATATTTTATGGCATTCAAAGTAAATAGTACAATAAGGATAAATCTTAAGGAGATTTTAAAAGAAAAGGGTGTAACATCTAAGGAGTTAGCTGAGAGATTGGGGGTTACTCCAGTCACTATCAGCTATATCGTGACTAACAAAACTACCCCTTCTCTCGATATGCTTTGCAGAATAGCGAAAGAGTTAAACGTGAAGTTATCCACTCTTCTAGGTGAAGAGCCGTTGAGAGTTATTGATACCTCGAAGGAGTTTGCCGCATTCGTGCGTTACAAGGGCATCCACTACACCGCTGATACGCTCGAAGAGTTCTTCAAGCAAGTGGAGGAGATTAAAACAATTGCAAGATGATAGTACTACAAGTTATTATGTGGCTCGCCTTCGGTGCGGTCTCACTCCTCGGCATCGCCTATCTCTTTCACGCATTCGGGAAGGAGAAGGAAAGCAATAATGCATATGTGAAGTATGCAGGATGGTTTCTGCAACTGATTATCGTTGTATGCTACCTGCATTCGGTGTTTCACTTCGGCAAGTGGCTGCAAGATTTGTGGCGCTAGCCCCAGCTGGCGTGGGGAGGGCGCTTGCGCCCGTGGGGGCGCTGCCCCCTTATCTCCCCCGAGGATTTTATTTCCCTCTTCCCTACATAGAGAGAACACACACAATAGAGAGAAGAACACACCACATAACACATCACGCAACACTCACGCAACACGACACAACACCTAGCCTGCAACCTTTGTAAATCCTGCAAACCCTGCAAACCCTAAGACTTGGTACGGAGAAGGTATAGAGAGGGTACGGAGCGGGTCTAGACTGCATCCATCGGGCTTCTTCCTAGATGAGCGGTAAATCCTTCACGAAACTGGCAATACCCCGAAAAACACCATAAATCAGATCTAGATGGGCTAAAAACGGCTCTTATATGGCTCAAAACTCGCGAATTTGGGAGAAATCCCGACCATCTGCCCGAAAATCGCAAAAATTAGCGAAAATGGATTGAGTTAGCCTTGATTATGCCTGCACAATATTCAAACGCAGCGTTAAATCTTCTTAAAGCCTTTCTTATGCGCACGCGCGTACCTATTAATGCAAATGGGCTTTTTGTTTGCAAAGTAACTTCATTTGTGAAATAAGAAATAACTTTACTCTATCCTTTTATTCACACTCGGGAATAACCGAGACTAAAATCCATACTATCAACCACTTGTAGTTTTATTACAATTAACACTATTATTTACAAAATTGGCGGTTTTGAGGGTGACGAGGGAAAAAGGTTTGGAGGTAATTGCGCCCCGACAAACAGACTAGTGGTTGGAGGGGTAAATTTCCTTGACCGGAAACACGGCAAAAGCTATCGCCAAATATTATATATTTGCCCTCGTAAATCAAATAATTGCAATTATGAGTGAAATTTTAGCAAGAATCCCAAAGAATTTGACCTCTTCCCCAGTGCTTGGGGAGAAGAAGGAGTGGGTATTGGGCGCTGCATCCTTGGCGCTTGGTATTGGTTCGTCTCTGTTCGGTGCTAACAAGGCGAAGAAGGCGGCTAGACGAGCACAAGCCGAGAATCAGTACAGAACGAACGCTGAGAAGGCTTGGTACGACAAGAACTACAACACGGACTACCTTGATACGAAGGCAGGACAGAGCCTTATGAGAAGAGCGCAGGAGGTGCAGGACGAGTATATTCGCAAGGCTGATGGTGCTGCTGCCGTTGGTGGTGGAACTGCTGCAAGCGTGGCACAAGCGAAGGAGAGTGCTAACAAGGCGATGGGAGATACGATTGCCAATATCGCAGCGCAGGACACTTCACGCAAGCAGCACGTTGAGGATGCTCACCTTGCCAACACGCAACAGTTGTCTAGGGAACGTCAGCAGATTGAGCAGCAGAAGGCGCAGGCAACGAGCGATGCAGCCCAAAATGCTTCAAATGCCCTCTTCAATTTCGGCGTGAACCAATTGGGGTCAGAACTCGAAGGGGCTAAGTCGCAGGGTAGCAGTAAGTTAGCAAATCCAGCACCGACCCTTGATAACAAGAATGTAACAGACATCAGCACTGGGCTATCACACAAGGCTGATGCGAACGGACTTTTGAACCCGAACGCATCCAATAACCAGTTGGCTGGTGGCACGATGCTGGATGAAGCGGTAGGCAACCTCAACAAGAAGAAGCCGAAGGTTCCTCACCTAGGAGTGTAGGACTGGGAAGGTGAGGAGTGAGCGACTGGCGAGGCAAGGGCAGGCAAGGCATAGAGGGACACCCCAAGACCCCCACCCCCTTTGACCACCGTTTGTAATTATAGTATATAAATACATAAATAAAAATCCCGCCACCCCCCACCCCCTCATTTTGGATTTCGGTTTTCCGATTTTCCCCACCCCTAATTTTTCGGAAAGTGTTAAAATGATTAAATATAAATAATATGGAAGTAAAGATAGGAAAAGGTCTTTTGTCTCAGATTGAAAAGTCATTCGAGTCTAGCAATAATAATATAACGCTAGATGGTTTAGTGAAGTTTTTAAAAGAAACGGACGAGCAGTATAACCATAGAGTAAATACCAGACGTGAGCGTTATGCTAAGTTGCTATGCAAGGATGGTAAAATCCGCAATGTGATAGTTGTAGAAGAAAAGAAGGAATCGGAGAAATGGGGTCCAAGATTCTGCTATTACATCGAGACAGATAACGGCATTATTCCTGCATCATACGAGGATATTATCTACAAGTTTAAAATAATATAGATTATGACATTAAAAGAAGCAAAGAAGATATTGGAGAGTGAAGGTTTCGTGCCAGAGCGGTTTCTTGGTGTACTGGTCGAAGACGTTAAGGCTGCTTCATGGGAAAAGATAGAAGTAGGTGAAGCTATGAAAGTGGTTGCGGAGAATGGTTATTTTCCTTTTATGGAAAAATCAAAGTACGAAGAGCGCAAGGCTCGCTTGAAGAAGGAGTACGAAAAGAACACCAAGGCTCCCGGTTCTGGCGAAGAGCAGTCAAAGGAAGGCGATCTGAAAGCAGCAATAAAGATGTTTGGTGCGCAGGCAAGGGAAATCATGCGCCTTACGGCTGAGAATACTGAGTTGCGTGAGACCATTGATAAGATGAAGGAAGGCAATCCAGCCCTTAAAGAAGCCCTTGCAGAATCAGCCTCCCAGTTCAATGATGCCTTGTTGGATGAGCAGGCAAAGAAGATTGCAGAGCTTACTAAGGAGAATGAGCGACTGGAGAGAGTCAGCAAGACAACGACAGACGAATTCAATGAGCTTTACTACAGGATGATTACCAAGAGCGACAAGATTGAGGCTTTGGGCAAGGAGATTGCCAAACTGAACGGCATCATCCATAAGAAGAACTTGAAGATTGAGGAGTTGGGAAAGGAAAGTTCCAGACACCTAGAAGGAAAGATGAAGATGTTCGGCGAGAATGTGGATTTGGAACAGGAGTTAAAGGACAAGGACGCAGTTTTGGCTGACGTTGCAGAGGAACTTCGCCTTTCAAAGATTCGTGAGAAGAATCTGACCGAGGTAAGCCAGAAATACATGAAGGCGAATGAGGAGTTGAAGGAGAAGCTTGCCAATAAGGTTGTTGACAAGATTAATGCTCAGGCTTTGAAGAGTGCCGAGAGTGCTCTCGCTTATAAGGAGAAGGTGATTGCAGAGAAGGACGATGTGATTGCCGACTTGACTCACAAGTTGAAGGATAAGCACAAGAGATATGTATGGTACAAAGGCACATACTTAGCTGCCCAGCAGATTCTCAATACCATTGCAGATTACGCATCCAAGCATCCTGATAAGAAATTCAGCGACCCGATGGTTGAGGAAAATCATCCTACTATTGACAATCCCGAGGAAATCGAGATTGAAAAAGCCGTCAAGCTTGTGCGCAAAGCTATGAAGGAAGGTCACAAGGTTACTATAGATTATAAAGATTAGCGTATGCCAGGATATAATCAGAATCCACAGCAGCAGAAAAGGGTACCTGTTTCCATAAATGGGTATCCTCAGGCTGTACATGATATGATGAGGGCTAAGTACCCTGATTATGATCAGGTGATGGGGTTTGGGAACCAGACTATGCAGGGTGGTCCTAGTGGGCAGATTCCAGCGGTTGCTCCCCAACCTATGAATATGAACGTGTTTCAGCAGAATGGGGGCGTTAGTGGGAAGCTGGAGGCTCCTGCTGTTCAGCCTCAGCAGGCACAGACAGCGGCTTCTTCTGTACAGACTCCCTATCTGGGTGATGCAGCAGAGAAGACTCAGCAGCCTCAGACCAGTTTCGAGGGAATGCAGCAGCCTCCTACAGGATGGAAGGCGGACGGTACACCTAGCTATGATGCGCTTTCTTCCGCTTTAAGTGGCTATCAGACGGCACAGAGCAAGCAGGTTCCAGAGTTCCAGGCAGACCCTTCCCAGAGGGATGGCGGTTTCTTCGGGTGGCTGGGCAAGCTGATTCCCAAGAGCCGACCGGGTATGCGTGAGGGCGAGACTCCCGATGAGTATGACCGCCGAATCGCCACCAACAGAGAACGTATTGCGGCATTTGCCGATGCCATACGTCACATGGGCAACATCGTGAATACTTCCAAGGGTGCGCCTTTGCAGGTGTTCAACGACCCTACCGCCATGATGGAAGAGGACTATCAGAAGCGAAAGGTTCAGAGACAGAAGCAGGATGCCCTTGATGCTGATGCGGCTTACAAGCAGGCGAATCTTGACCTAAAGAGTGCTGCCGCCAGAGCTGATCAGGCTTACAAGCTGTATCTGGCAGGGCTTCGTGGTGATAATGCCCAGCTTGCCAAGGATAAGTTTGAGTACCGAAAGGGCAAGGATGCGGCTACCACCCAGTATAAGCAGGAGAAGGACCAGCGAGACTTCGAGTATAAGCAGGGACGTGACAGGGCTAAGGACGAGCAGACCAACAGAAGACTGAACATTTCACAGTATAATGCTACCCATAAGGGAAGCGGACGTGGACGATCAGGCGGCGGTGGCGGCTCTTCTGCCAAATACGTAACATGGGATGCAGAAGGCAAGCCTCATTACGCATCCAACAAGACCATGTATGAAGCAAACGAAGCTTACTACAATGGAAATACTTCTGGCAATTCATCTACTTCAAGCAGCAAGGAAGTGTTCAATAGGGATGGCTCAACTACAAGAACCACCAATAGACAGGGCGGTTCCTCTGTTGCACAGAGAGCAGGAGCACAGAGAAGACAGAGGGAAGAAGCCAGAAAGAAGGCGGCAAAGCCTGCCGGCAAGTCGAAGAACGGCTATAAAAATACAAAGAAACTTGGATTATAAACATTAATATATAATATATGGCTGGAGATAAATTTGACCAACTTTATAACGCCTTGAAAGCCGATGGCGCAGTATCGGGAACTAGAGAACATTTCCGACAGTTCGTATATGCGCCTGGCAAGCAGGGCTATCATAACAGAAAGCAGCTCTATGATGCGCTTCATGCAGACGGTGCTGTTTCCAGTAGTTCGTATGAGGAGTTTGCGCAGCGACTCGGACTTCACGCAGTAAATCCGAAGCCTCAGCAGCAGAAGCCAGTTCAGCCTATCAAGAAGCTGACGATGAAGCAGAGAGCGCAGGAAGTCGCAGCTCAGTATCAGAAACCAAGGCAGCAGAAGGCTCAGCAGCCTAGAACGGCTACTGCTTCGGGTACAGACTACATGCAGAACTGGAGGTTGATGCACATGCGCAACGACCAGATGAACCCGATGCAGCAGTCTCAGGCTAGTAATGCGCGCGCACGCATGCAAAGGGCACAAGAGCAGTCTGCACGTCAAGAGCAGCAGAGAGCTACCCCTATCAGCAGAAGCAGAATAACCCCTACTGCCAAGAACTTCAACGAGACGATGCAGCAGCTTTCTACTCCTGAAGCTCGCAGGGCTAGAGCCAAGCAGCAGAGAGAGGACGATGCTAGAGCATTCGCCCAGTATGAGGTGGAGGGTAATAATTTTACCAATAATGACGGCAAATATGGCACCATTGCGCCTGAGATTGATTCTCTTGTTGCCCCTTCTATGAAGGAGGCTGATGATTTGTCTTGGTCTCAGTATCAGCAGGCTTTGAAGAAAGCTGGTAATGATGCCTATCTAAGAAACAAGGCGTGGAAGGATTTGCAGGACAACAGGATTAAGAACCGCCAGAATGTACTTGCCGACGCCCTCAGTTCCAAGTTGCAGGAAATATACTCTCAGAAGGGATTGCAGGAGCACATCATGCAGAGTGCCGACAAGCTGAATATGGGCGTTGAGGAGTACGTTGACAAGTATGTTACTCCTTATATGATGCAGCGTGCCCAGAATATACTGGGTGTTAAGAATATTGAGGAGATTCTGCCTCAGAGTGCCACGGAATATGTGGTGAGAAAACTCAGCGATTCCATCTTGGGAACCTTGTCTGCCGGTCAGGATAAGTCGAGAGAGCAGATTGCCAGAGATCAGGAAGCGATGGCTATTGCAGACGGTCTGGAGGAAATGCCTACCGTTAATGGCTACAAGGCTAACGAAGGATACAAGTCTGGCATGGGCGCACGTTTCGTTTCTACGGCGGCTAACATGGCGATGGACTCCCCTATTCTCGGAATGACAGGCAGCGCATCCAATTTGACCGTGGATTTGGGTAAGCAGGTCCTGATGAAAGGTCTCGCCAAGGCTGGAGTTGTGAAGATGGGAGCCAAGCTTACCGCACAGCAGTTGGCTTTCAAGGCTGCAAACATGACGATGGCACAGAAGATTGCTTCTGGATTGGTTGAGGGAACGGCGAAGAGTGCGCTCAATCTTGGTGGTTACTCCAGCATTACAGCAGCCCTAGGACAGGCATCCACCGGCGATGATACTTCATTGTCGGCATTGGGTCAGGCGGCATTGGGAGGATTCGAGCATGGTGCTACCACTGGTGCGATGTTCGGAGTATCTGGTGCTATCATGGCTCCTTGGGTGTCAAAGTTCGGTATCACAGGATTGGAGAAGAGCACAGGCGAGAAATGGCTGCATGGCACACAGAAGTTTGGTGCTACCGCCGCAGGTCTCGGCGTTGAGGCTGGGACCATGATGGTTGCCGACAATATCACTGGCGATAAGGACATTTCCTTTGGTACATGGCTTGAAGACGTGGTGATGGTGGGCGCATTTAAGGCTGGAGAGCCTAAGAATTACGCTCATATCGGAAATGCGTTGTATAATCTTACCCATAATAGCGGTGGTAATTTCGTGATTGGAAAGAATGCCAACGGCTCCCCTATCGCCGTGGATATTCGTCTGACTCCTGACGAGAAGAATGAGCTGATTTCTTCTGCATCGGGCAAAAATCTGATGGATGCTTTCGTGAAGGTGGACCGTGCATCGAAGACAGCTCCAAGAGATCCGAAATACAAAACGGCATACACGGATTTTATGAACGACCCAGACGTTTCTCAGAGCACCAAAGAGAAGGTGAATGCGGCCATGGGACTGTTTAACACGACAAGAGGCAAAAGCTACCGCAGCGTGAACGACGTGAAGAACAAACAGATTCTTGAATACACCAAGAACGGAACGCTGCTTACACGTACCTCTTATAAGAATGCCGATGAACGCAGAGCTATTCTTTACAAGCAGAAGCTTTATCGCGATAATGACGATATGATGTCGCTGATGGGCTACGCAAGGATGAAGGATATGCAGTTCATAGATGATGATGGAAATGTTACCATTCTGGCACTTGGTTTCCTTCGTGAAAACGGATATGACATAAGCAAGGATGCTTCTGACCCGAATAATGCCCGACTGATTAATGAGTTGCGCAACCAGAAGAGTGCGCTCTATCTTGACTGGGAGAAGTATGTTGACGAGAAAGGATTGCTAAGCCACCTTAGTGTAGAGGATGGTGCGCTTGAAGATCTCAATAAGATTATTCAGAAAGACCCGATGAAGCGTACCGACGATGAAAATAGGTTGTTCCATACTGCAAAGATGGCTCTTGAAAGTGAACTTTTCCCTAGCGGAAAGCCACACGCAGACCAGTCTGCAAGCCAAGGTAAGACGGTTGCCGAGGAGCATAGTCTGGGAACGGACGACCCGGATAGCGGCGTGGTAGTTGATGAGTTGCGCAACCTTCGCAACGCAGAGCAAGCCCTTGATGCAGCAATGGATAGCAACGATGTTTTCAAACAGACATTCGAGAAATTGCACCAGCAGGGCTTGACGCCGGCACAGATTTACGATGCGCTCATTCAGAATGGATTGACCGAAGAAGAGTTGACCCCACTTGCCCAATATATTAATGCGAACGCTAGAGTGCAGGGTATGCAGCAGACTACTGCCGATGCTATAGAGGAAAACGTGAAGAGTTTTGTTTCTGATTGGAGCTATCACGGAACATTGAACGGTCAGGCGATGAATGGCGAGCAGGCTTTGTACGTGCAAGACAGCGACGGAAGAACACTTCTTGTTGGTTCAGGTGATGTTGCCTTCGACCAGGCTACAGGTAGAGCCAAGGAAGGTAGCGGCGATATGCTTGTCTGTCTGGACCCTAATACCAAGGAATTGGTTTATGTGAAGGCAGACGATGTTACTCTATTTCAGAATCAGCCTATCGACCAGTTTGCTGCAGAATATCGTCAGAGATTGCAGATGAAGAACTCTGAGCCTTACAATCAGGCGGCACAGGAACAGGCTATGCAGGATGCTGCCAAGGCGCAGCAGGAAGTTCAACCTAAAGAAAATAAAAATGAAGAGATTAGTAACAATGAAACAGATGGAAAAATTCGAAAAGGCGACAATGCCAATAGTGGAAGTGATGGAGAAGCAGAGGAAAATGCTAGCGAAGGCGATGCCTCAGTTCAACAAGTAAAGCAGCCTCAGCAGACCCGAAAGTTTGCCGATGGTTCCGATGTTCCTATGACTACGGATAGCAAGGGAAGACCTACACCTGACTATGAGAAAATGACTTCTGAGCAGAGTGCGGAGATTCTTACTGAGGATTTCGGGGATAATGCCGAGAAGGTGGTGGACGGACAGATTAAGAAAGCTGAGAATGCTTTGAAGGATGCCGAGAAGATGAAGGTGGACTATACCGCCGAGCCTAACGACATCATGGAGCAGGAGGCTTTGAAGAATCAGACTATTGAAGCTGCCAAGAAGCAGTTGGACCACGCTCAGAACATCAAGAAGACTATGACTGCCAAGAAGGTGGCAGAGACCGTGGGCAGTACAGAACAGACCGAGGGCGCACATGAGGCTGGCAGCGTGGCTGCACAGAAGTTTGTGAATGCACCTAGACTTGTAGGCAACAAGCGCACGCGAATGCTGCCTGACGGAGAGACCAAGATTAAGGGACACTATGAGATTGTTCCGGCTGAAAGTCTTACTCCTTCTCATGATGTGAATAACGACTATAAGAAATCTGAGGGATTCCCTACCGATGCTGAGGGCAGAACCGTGAATGACCGTGACTATGAGCACGACAAGGCGGCTCAGCAGAATACGGACCAGATTGCCCGAAAGTATAATGGTATGGCTATCGAGAATGTGCCAGTGGTATCTGACGAGGGTATCGTGTATGATGGCAATGGCAGAACGATGGCAGGACAGAAGGCGGCAAAGGAAGGCACAGATGGCGAATACATCAATGACCTCTTGGAGAATGCCGAGAACTTCGGCTTTACCAGAGAGCAGATTGAGCAGAGCGGTATCGAGCATCCACGTCTGGTATTGGTGACGGATGAGAGATTGCCATACGATGCGGCTACCTTCGCTAAATTCAACCGAAACGAGAAGAAGACTCAGAGTAATACCGAACAGGCGGTTGCCAAGGCTAAGACCTTGACTTCTGACGAGGTAGGCGCGATTGTAGCCGAGATTGAGGGAAATGGTTCTCTTGATGCTTTCTTTAACAATTCCAAGGCAATAAATGACTTGGTAAAGACGTTAGTAGATAAAGGCATCATCGGACAGAACGAGGTGGCACAGATGATGGATAGTCCTGAGCGACTTTCTGCACAAGGCAGGGAGTATGTGAAGAACCTTCTGTTGGGTTCAATCTTCAAGCCAGAAACTATCAGAATGCTGGGCATCGACTCTACGGTGAAGAATAAGGCTATCAACGCTATCCGCTCGGTAATGGACAACATGAAGCTGGGCGAGTTCTCTCTTCGTGATGAGATTGATCAGGCTATCCAATTGCTCTATGAGGCAAGACAGGGCGGCAATAAGGTTGATACGCTGCTGAGAACACCGGACATGTTCGGTGAGGATGCGGCTAAGCGTTACTCTTCTATCTCTCAGATGATGGCTTTGGCCTTGGAGGGCAAGGTTTCTGATTTCAGAGATTTGCTTGACGAATACAACCGCATCGCTAAGGCTAGAAATACTGGCGAGGGCAATATGTTTGAGGCAGTTCCTACCAAGGAAGAGTTAATTAATGAGTATTTGAACTTTAAAAAATGGCAAGATTATGGAACAGGACATTCAGAAATTGAAGGAAGCAATGATGTTTCAGGCAATGAAGAACCTCAACAAGAAGCATCAGGAGGAAATGAACCAGCAGAAGCAGGAACAGAACCAGAACGACCAAGAGTAGAAGAACCAGACGACTTAGTAAACAAAGAACTTGAAAGTCGTATTGAGGTGACGGACGAGGAAACCGAGACTCCATCAAAGAATGGTCCTATCATGAAGCAGAAGATTCTGATTGATGGCGACAAGGAGGTTATTAAGGTTGACGAGCCTAACGATAAGGGCGAATACACTGGGTCTTACTACGAGTATGATGGCAAGAAGTTTGGTGACCTGAATGAGGTTGTCGAATATGTTGCCGGTAAGGTAAAAGAAAAACCTCTCCCACTCCTTCCTAAGAAAGAGAAGCCAGACCCTACTTTTGACCCAATTGCAGCGGCTGCCGCTGAGTTCAAGAAGGAGCATCCTCTGACTGAGGATGAGATCATGAAGGCAGACGTGGATGATTTGTCCAAGGATATGGCTCTTGATTATCTGAACGGAGAAGTGACAGATGATTTGCATCGTGCTATCTACGAAAGCATCTTTGCCAAGACCAGAGGGCAGAAGACTGAGCCTAAAGTAGAGACTCCTAAAGCAGAGCCATCTGCTGACCCTATGGAAGGAATCAAGAATGCAGCAGAAGGATTCGAGAAGGAGAAGAAATCAAAAACCAAAAAGAAGCCTCAGCAGACAGCTGACGATGCAGCGGTGGCTGCTTCCAACAAGAAGGTCAATGACCTTTGGGATATGCTCAAAAATGCCGGCAAGGATGAAGCGTCTGCTTCGTTCATCGGTCTTAACTCTAGACAGCTGGAAGTGTTGCCTAAGCTGGTGAGCGCCATGGCCGAAAATGCTTATCTGAGAATCAAGAGAGGTATGCATAATCTTGAAGACGTGGTGAAGGAAATGCGCAAGGAGTTTGCTCCTGCTGCCAAGATTTTCAAGAAGGAAGACGTGGATGCCATCTATGAGCAAATGATGAATATTCGCTATCGCGATGGCGAGCAGCGCATGAGCTTGAAGGATTGGGCTGACTACTACGAGAAGACTTCGCCTAAGCATCAGGAGAATCTGGTGGGTGACTCCAAGACTGCCGAGGAAAGAAAGATGGCTGAGAAGAAGTTTATTGATGCCGTGAACCTACAGTTGGGCTTCAAACATAAGTTTAACGGTATCGTTGATCTGAGAAAGATAGCTGAGAGAGTTGGTTTGAAGGATATTAAGGACACAGACCTTCAGGAGCTTGCTGAAACTGCCATTGTTAAGCGTGCAAGAGGTATCGCTTCTTCTGAATCAACCAACGATGCCGTGAAGTTTGAACGCATCAAGACACTCTATGAGAATCAGCCGAGCCTCAACCAGAGAGATTCTGAGCGAGTAATGAAGCAGCAGTACTCTACCCCTGCCCCTTACGCCTTCCTTGCGGATATGTATGTGAAGGGTAACGGCAAGGTAATTGAGAGTGCTCTGGAGCCAAGTGCCGGCAACGGTATGCTTACCATCGGCTTGCCAATGGATAAGGTACATGTGAACGATATTGATGCACAGCGATTGGCGAACCTGAGAAGACAGGGTTTCAAGAACGTGACGAGTCAGGACGGAACCCAGCCTTTTGCAGACAAGGACGTTGACGTGGTGGTGACAAACCCACCATTCGGTAGTGCTACCCCTAAGGAGTATGACGGCTATAAGATTTCTTCTTTGGAAGGACAGATGGCTATCAATGCCTTGGAGAGCATGAAAGACGATGGCCGTGCTGCCATTATCATTGGCGGCAAGACGGAATACGCCAAGAACGGAAGTCTGAATCCGAAAGATAAGGCTTTCCTTGGTTATCTCTATAGCCACTATAATGTGGAGGACGTGATTAATGTGGATGGTGGCCTGTATGCAAAGCAGGGAACCAGCTACCCTACACGTATTATATTAATAAACGGAAGACGCTTGAACGAGAATGCCTTTCCACCAGTAAAGGATAAGGCTAGAGCGGAGACCGTGAAAGATTATGACGAACTTTATAAACGAATTGAAGATGATATACTACGAGGTGAACGGATGGATTCTTCCATCGGAGGAGAAACAAGAAGTGCTCAACCAGAACTTGATAAACAAGGCTCTGCTGGTACTCCTAAAGAGAGAGTACGAGCAGGAGAACGAGGAGGAAGCAAACCAGATGGTGAGCGAGAGTCTGACCTATTTGACTCCACTTCCGTATCAGGAACCCATGATGACTTGGAAAATCAACGAGGAACCGAGCCAAGAGAAGATGGAAGACTTTCTGATGGAGATAGTAGAACAGACGGAACAGGGGCAGAGCCTTCTCCAAGCAAGGAACCAACCACTGGAACCAATGAGCAGCGAGGAAATGGATCAGGAGGAGCTGGACGGAATGACACTCAGCCAAGTGCTGATGAACCTGCCAACGCCGGGAGCGGAAGCGGACCACGGGGACAATTACAGCGGGTGGACAAATCCGTACGTGGATTAAGCACCGAGAAAGTTACCTATACCCCTAAGAGTGGAAATCCATTCACTCTGAAAGCCGTGATGCCTGCCGATCAGCAGGAGGCGGTAAACAAGAACCTTGAAAAGTTGGGCGATGCCGACCAGTTCCTTGTTGACGAGCTGGGCTATAATGATAAGGATGATTTGTATTCTCATCTTGCTGCAGAGCAGGTTGACTCTGTAGCCCTTGCCTTGCAGCAGGCAAAGAAGGGCAACGCCTTTATTATTGGAGATATGACTGGTATCGGTAAGGGAAGACAGGCTGCTTCGCTTATCAGATACGCCAAGAAGCAGGGTCAGGTTCCTGTATATTTCACCAAGACAGCAGGATTGCTGAGTGATGTTTACCGTGACTTGGTGGATATTGGCAGCCCAGACCTAAGACCATTTGTATTCGGTAGTGCCAAGGAAGCTGCCATTACTGACTCAGACGGAAATGTAGTATTTGCTTTGCCATCGAAGAGCGAGGTGAAGCGAGTGCTTGATTACATAGAAAAGAACGGCAAACTGCCAGACGAATACGACTATGTATTGACTACTTACAGCCAAGTAAGCAATGGTGTGTATGAGTTTGACGAGAATGGTGCCCGAAAAGAGAAGAAACTTGCGAAGGGTAAGACATTCGGCGCTGCTGCCCTTAGCGGACAAAGAAGACGTGATGCTATTGAAAAACTGATGGACAACGCCTATCTTATCCTTGACGAAAGCCACACGGCTGGTGGCAATAGCGGTCAGGGCAATTATTTCCAACACATTATTCAGAAGGCAAAGAACGTTACCTTCTTCTCTGCTACCTTTGCCAAGAGACCAGACAATATGCCTATCTACGCTTTGCGTACTGCCATGAACGAGGGCGGTATGAAATCATCCGACTTGATTGATGCGGTGAAGCGTGGTGGTGCAACCTTGCAGGAAATTATGAGCCAGACCTTGACACAATGCGGTCAGATGATTCGCCGTGAACGAGATATGACTGGCGTAACAATCGACTGGAAGGCGATTGATGATCCTGAGCGAGTGCAGGAGCAACGAGAACAGTATGATAGTATCATCGGATTGTTTAATGATATTATCAATTTCCAGAAGAAATATGTTTCAAGTTACGTTGATGAGCGTAATATTGAATTGGCAGACATCCAATCTACTATGGATATCAAGAAGGGTACAGAATCTTTAGGTATCAAGAATCAGCCTTTCGCAAGCAAGGCATTCAATACCGTTCAGCAGGTACTTCTCTCTTTGAAAGCCAAGTCTGCCGCAGATCGTGCCATTGACTATTTGAAGCAGGGAATGAAGCCTGTGATTGCCTTGAACAACACCAACGAATCGCAGACCGGTAACTTCGCACTTGGCGAGGAAATGGACGCACCAGACTTGGGTACATCTTTGAAGAAGGGTCTTGAAGGTACACTTCGCTACACCAAGAAGGATGCCAAGGATAATACCGAAAGCGGTTATTTCAAGCTTGAAGACTTGGGCGAAGAGGCTGTTAAGGCTTATTACGAACTGGAGAAGAAGATTGAGCAGACAAGCACTGGTCTCTCACTCTCTCCTATTGATGTTATCAAAAACGAGTTGCAGAAGGCTGGCTATAAGGTTGGCGAGCTGACCGGTAGACAGACCGAGTTTGTTTATAACGACAACGGAACTGTTACCAAGGTGAAGCGTGCTGATACAGACAAGAAGAAACTCGCGCGCGACTTTAACGATGGTAAGATTGATGCGCTTATCCTCAACAAGAGTGCAGCAACCGGTATTTCCCTTCATGCTTCGAGTAAGTATAAGGACCAGAAGAAGCGTGTGATGATCGTGGCGCAGCAGCAGCTCGACGTAAACGATGAGGTTCAGATGCGTGGACGTATCGACCGAACCGGTCAGGTGGCTAGAGGTGCATACGAATATGTGGTTTCCCTTATCCCTGCCGAGCAGCGACTGCTGATGATGTTTAAGGCTAAGTTGAAGTCACTTGATGCCAACACAACTTCTTCTCAGAAGAGTAAGTTCAACGAAATGGAAGTTGCTGATATTACCAATAAATATGGTGATAAGGTAGTTCGTGAGTATATGGCAGAACATCTTGACCTTTATGCTCGCATGGCTGATCCATTCGGATGGGAAAAGAGTAATGGCGATGATTTGTCTAGAATCGACCCACAGACTCTTGTTGCTAGCGGTGGCGGTGTTGGTGATGGCGAAGCTGGTGCCGATGCAAGCAAGTTGCTTGGGCGTATGGCTCTGCTGAGAGTTTCTGAACAGGAGAAGATGTTGCAGGAGATTGGCGATCTTTATGCCAACGAGATTCAGCGACTCAACGAAATGGGTGAGAATGACCTTGAGATTACCGAGCTGCCTTTGAAGGCTAAGACTCTCCACAAGGAAGTTTGGAAACATGGTGCAGAACCGGGCGGCGATAACGCCTTTGCCGACAACACCTATATAGAAAAGGTGAACATGGCCATCTTGAAGAAACCGATGAAGGCTTCTGAGGTGAGGGCTTCGCAGGATGGTTTGACTGGCGGCAAGACATGGGATGAATACAAGACCGAGAAGAAGGCTGCCGTGAAGGAGTACTTTGACCAGAAGATTGCGGACGAGACTCAGAAGTATGAGGAACGTGCCGTGAAGGTTGCAACCAAGGCTAAGGAGAAATATATCAAGGACGCTAAGAAAGGTCAGAAGGATTCGGGCATGAGCGATGAGCAGATTGAGAAGATGGCTGGCTATCAGTATGATAACATCTACAATCAGGAGAAAGATAAGCTGAACGATGTGGTGAAGAACCTGAAAGCCAAGGCTGAAATGTTTGAGCGTGTGCTTGATACCTTCGATACAAACCAGACTTTCGTTCTGCCTACGGATATGAACAATCCAAACGAGTTGAGCGGATTCGGTAACAGTTACGGTAGACTTATTGACATCAAGATTACTGATAACTACTCGCCTAACGCCTCTTCCGTTTCCTTTGCTACCTTGGATGGCAGAAGAAAGATTACCTTCCCTATCGCGGGTAAGGTAGGCGCAGGTGAAGGCAATATAGATGTTATCAGTGCCATCGACAACATGACTAAGCAGGCAATCGGTATGGGAGACAGCCATCTCAGAGTATTGAACCAAAACATTGATAACTGGGATAGGCTGACTAGCAATGAGAGCCGAAAGAATGGTTATATCGTGACCGGTAACCTGATGCAGGCTTTGGTTGACAGCAAGGATCAGGGCTTGGGCGGTCAGCTGGTGAAATATACAACTGATACTGGCGAGGTGAAAACTGGTATCTTGATGCCGGACCGATTCGACCCTAAGGGCTTAACAACGGATGCGCCTATCAACAGCGTAACCGATAAGTTTAAGCTTTCATCATGGCATGGTGGTATTGACGAGGTTACTTCATCAGATGGTGAAGTGAAGGTGAAGCGCATAGACAACAATCGTGGCTACTTCTACGAGCTTCGTGTACCGAAGAGCAAGGCGAAGGGAGGCAAGTACTTCATGGATAATGACTTGTTGAAACTGGTTGATGGCAATAACTTCGAGACTAGAGGCAACAATATGCTTGCTGAGTTTAAACCTGAGCAGTTGAAGCCAGTATTGGACCGCTTGTCTAAGATGGGCGTAAAGGTGCAGGAAGAGCGCAAGACTTCTGAGGATGAAGGTACCCACTTCCGTGAGGACCGAGGCTTGCAGTATTCTAAAACAGATACAAAAGATGTTAAGAATAGTAGAATCATTCCCGAAGATGTAGATAAAACCGTATCTTCGCAGATTGAAAAGAAGTTTGATTCTGACATTGAAGACATTGTAGAGCATGCAGAAGACAGATATAAGTCTAGACTTATTGATGATGCAGATTTGGCTGTAGAAGAGTTTTCTAATTATGGTAGAAGTGTTATAGAATACTACATAAATGATTATGAAAGAGAAATTGAAAGGTTATCAAGATTGTCCACCGGAGGACGTAATGGTGGTAATCAGGACAGTAAGGGAAATAGAAGCCCTTATCTACTCCAATATTATAAGACCATTCTCGCCGTCGCTGACAGAGAACTTGCCTATAGAGACGCTAGAGCAAAGAATCTCAGAGAGACTTGGGGATTGCAGCCAGGAGGAACGTTCACGCTTGGAGACGTTGAACGAATTTTTAAAGAAACAAATCGAGATAAAGAAAAGGCTAAACTCTTCCAGAAAGTTCTCGATATAAACAAACGTCTTGGTGTAAACATCAAGGTAAGTGCCGAGAGTCCGAATAAGAGATCAGGAGAAGCAGACACCTACAGGAACATTGATTTGTATATTGATGGTCTGACAAAGACAAAGGCTCCAGACTACGCCGCACCTACTGTTATTCTGCATGAAATGATTCATGAGGCTACAATGGGTGCTATCAATCTCGTTAAGAAAGGTAAGGCTGAGGGCGTGCTAACTCCTAAGCAGATAGAGGGTGTTAAGACAATCCTCGAAATCTATGATAGGGTAAAGAATGATAAGGAACGCTTCAAGGAAGAACCTTATGGTCTGACTGATGCTTACGAGTTGACTGCTCAGATGGCAGACTCTAGACAGAGAAAGGCGATGGACCTATCTATCTGGGATAAAGTTTTGAATGCCGCACATGAATTTGCAAGAAAAGGCGACCGTTCTATCTTGCAAAGAGTGAAGGATGCTATCAAAAAACTCTTTGAGGTTTCTGAGAAGGACAAGATGGATAAGGCTATCAACGACATCATGGATGATTTCAATGAAACCATTGATGATATTTCCATGAATGAGATTGAGCAGGACGGATTTGCCTATAAGGTTACAGACAAGGACGAGCTGGACCGCCTCAACAAGGAGAAGACTTTCAGAATGTATAGTGGAATGCAGGAGGTGGACGGAAAGTTGTACTCCCCTATGGCTGCTATCATTGACGGAAAGCGTACCGATGCTACCGAGATTGGTGCTTGGATGGGCGCAGACGAGCGACCTGACCTTGTGAAGAACGGTAAGTTCCAACTTGTAAAGACCGACAAGAACCCTGGGGCAGGAGAAGGACCAGTGCCAGCGGCTTATAACCCTTATATGCACACTTCCACTTCGGTGATGAACGATCAGTTCTCTGGCGCTTACGCTAGAGGCAATATCAAGGTTGTGGAATGGGAGATTCCTGAGAGTGAGAAGACTAGCGGCTATCACGCCGAGGGCGCAAAGAACTCTGTGGGCTTGGTGCCTTGGACTTCTGGAACAGTAAACAGCCTTCTGCCAAAGGACAGACAGAGAAGCGTGATGCTCTCTAGATGGAGAAAGGCAGTAAGAATATTGCCTGACGAGGAGGTTGCTGAGAAAATCGCCGACCAACTGAGAGGAACAGGATTGGCTATCCCTTGGAACGTAGTTACCCCTAACCAGTTGAGAGAGCTTGTAAAACTTGGTGTGCCTATCACTACCGTAGAGCAAGGCAGACAGAACCCTGAAACAAAGGAGAAGTTCTTGAAGCAGATGGCTGAACTGGAACAGGAGTTCCCTCAGGCTAAGTTCGTTAATGTAAAAATGACAAAGGATGCCTACAAGGAATGGGGCAAGAATGGCGGCACCAAGTTCCGCACAGATAACGGCGAAAGCAACTACCCTACTTCATCGGTTGAAAGCCATGTAGAGAAGGTAGCTCAGAATACTGGCGCAAAGGTGAACATGGTTTCATCGGTTGATGAAATTACCAATAAGGCGGCGAAGGCTGCTATTGAGGAAGGCAGAAAGATAACTGGCTGGTATGACGAGAAGACTGGCGAGGTGCATCTTTACATGCCTAATATCCACGACAGATATACTGCCGAGAAGACTATCTGGCATGAGGTGGTTGGACACAAGGGAATGAGAGAGTTGTTTGGTGATGAACGATTCGACAAGTTCCTTCGTGAAGTATGGTATGACTTGGATAAGCCTGAGAATGCAGCTTTGAAGAAGCTGGTGGATGAGGAGAGAAAGTTCAATCCTCTGAATATCTATGATGCCATTGAGGAAGGTATCGCCCGACTCGCCGAGGATGGCAAGGGTGAAGCTGGCTTCTGGAATGGTATCAAGAATAAGGTATCTGATTTCCTTCACGAAATCGGTTATCGTATTGCTCCTAATACTAAAGATGTGAAGTATCTGCTCTGGTTGAGCAAGAACTTGCAGAAGAATCCAAATGATCCTTATTGGAAACTGAGAGCCGAGGCGGTGAAATACCGTCTCGACCATGAGCGTATGCCTGCTGTTGTGGCACATGATGGTATGTTCTACGGAAATGACGGAAAGGTTAGAAGTATGGATAATCTTACCAAGGCTGAGTGGAATGAGGCTACGGATGGTGAGATTCACTTCCGCACTACCCCATCTGCCGGCACGGCACTTGACAGATACCACCGTTCGCTGGATGAGCACGGCTATATGTTCACCGAGAGCTATATGGACAATATGCTTTCATTGAAGAAACTAATGAATGCGATTGTGCCAGACAAGAAGATTGAGGACATTGCTTCTTCTGAGAATCCTTATATGCTGCAGAACACCATGCAGGGTGCGATGAGTGATGCGGCTCAGATGTTTGAGCGCAACGTGATGAAGCCTCTTGACAAGGCCATGGCCGGCGTACTGGATGCTTTCGATGGCAAGAAGGATGATGAGAAGATAAGAAACTTCAATCTCTACATGATTACCAAGCACGGTTTGGAGCGAAACCGTATCTTGTATGTGCGTGATGCCTTGAAGTATATGCGAATGAACGAGAAGACTAAGAAACTAGCTGATACTGTAGAGTTCGATTGGAACAACGAGAAAGCTACCCTTGACGAGAAATTGGAGCGTGGAGACATCGACTTGAAGACTTATTATGAGCGCATGGACGATTTCATCCGTACCTACGTGGATAGTGACAATAAGTTTGATGCTGGCGAACATGACTATTCGGGTATTCACGCTATACAGGAAGTGGCTAAGTCTTCTGATCCTTACGATGATGCTGAGGCTATCGCTAGCGTGATGGATTCAGAAGCAAAGATGGAGAGTATCAAGAAGGGGTCTGTTAAGGACTATTGGGATAAGGTGAAGGCTGCCACCCAGTATTCTATTGATACTGACTATAAGAATGGTCTTATCAGCAGAGAGCTTTACGGTCATGTGTCTGATATGTTCAACTGGTATGTGCCTTTGAGAAAGTATGATGAGGCTACAGCAGAAGATACTTATGGCTACATTACTGAGCAGGGCGACCCGAAGAGTTACATCGGAAGCACGATCATGAGAGCGAGAGGACACAAGTACCTGAGCGAAACAAACGTACTGGCGCAGATTGGCGCGATGGGCAACAGAGCTATCAAGAATGGCGGTATGAATGCTATCCGTCAGGCATTTGCAAGATTTGTAAGAAACAACTCAAACAATAATCTTGTGACGGAGACTAGGGTTTGGTACGCCGATGACCCTATCACTCACACCACCGTGGAGCGTTACCCAGACATTCCAGAGGACGCTACGGCTGATGAAATAAATCAGATAGTAGCAGACTTCAATATGGAAATGAAGGATTTGGAATCAAAGGGGTTGGCGACAAAGGTGTATCGAAGAGGAAGAATCGGCTATAAGTTCCAAAGAGCGGAGAATAAATCGCAGCATATCGTAGATGTGAAGATTGCCGGAAGGACCCATTCTTTTATTATCAACGGAAATCCTAGAGCGGCGCAGGCGTTGAATGGATTGCTGGAGCATAAGAATGATACGCTGGCAGGACGAGTAACCGCTAGCATATCTAGAAAGATGGCGCAGCTTTGCACATCTTTCAACCCAGAGTTCGTGATGAGAAATATGATCAAGGACTTTGAGTTTGCATCGACTAACCTTTTAGCTAAGGAAGGTCTTGTTTATACCAAGAGATTTGAACAGTACTATGCCAAGGTGGGTATTATTGAGGGAATCAGAAATTCTAAGCTGAAAGATTTTGCAGATACTGGCGGCTTCGGGCTTTATGCCAAGTATCGCAACGGTACGCTTGATACTACCAATAAGTTGCACAGATACTTCAAGGAGTTCATGGAGAACGGCGGCGAAACCGGTTGGGTTCAGATTAAGAATATGGAGGACTTCACCAAGGAATACAAGTTGCACATCAAAGGTGAACGAAAGAAAGTTCAAAAGGTTGGCAAGGGCATTTACAACGCTATCTTCAAAAACTTGGAGAACGTCAACGAGATTGCAGAGAACTTGGCTCGCTTCGCTACCTATTGCGCCAGCCGAGACAGTAACCGTTCTATTATCCGTTCGGTGTATGACGCGAAGGAGGTATCAACCAACTTCAACCGCCATGGTTCGGGTAATGCCGTTTACTCTTTCAAGAATGGGGAAATGGGAAATTCGAAGACTGCTAGAAGGAATATCTACGGCTTCACGGCTGCATGGTTCAGAAACTCTTCCATGTTCTTCAATGCCGGTATTCAGAGTACCAATCTCCTGATTAAGAACTTCAAGAATAACAAGGCTGGAACCATCGGATATATTGCCAGTGCTCCGTTCATCAGCGGTATGGCAATGGCTCTTCTTAACAACTTCATCATCAGTAATGAGGACGAGAAGGACAGAAAGGGCGTGAAGGATCCATACGCTGAGCTGCCTGACTATATCAGAAGAAACAATCTCTGTATATATATAGGTGGCGGCGAGTTCGTCACAATTCCGCTTGCGATTGAGGAGAGAGCCTTCTATGGCTTGGGTGACTTTGCAGCCGGTATGACCTTCTCGAAGAATATCTCCAGTCAGAAGATGCCAAACCTTACGGAAAACAAGGATATTGATAAGTATCTGAATCCGTTTATGGATGCCGTGGGCTGTATGTCGCAGTTGGTTCCTGTGGCTGATTATCTTGGAAATGCTTCCTTCGGTAAGCATCCTGTACAGGAAACCATTAAAGCTGTGGCTCCTTCTGCTACTTCTCCTTTCCTGGAGTGGATGTATAACAGTGACTGGAAGGGTGCTCCTATTCAGCGAGATAACAAGTTTGATGAGAATCAGCCTTCTTGGATGCTTGCATACAAGGGAACGCCAGAGTGGATGATCAATATGAATAAGAAGGTGAATGCGCTGACAAACGATGTTGCTCCGGGCAACGAGGATATGAAGGGTAATGATTTCTTGGATGAAGTTACTAATCCTTCTGCTCTGCACCATTTCTATGGTAGCTATCTTGGCGGTGCTGCTACATTCGTAGAGAGAGTTGCTGGCTTGATAAAGAACGGCAAAAATACGGAAACAAAGGATATTCCTTTCGTTCGTTCATTGCTCTATACGCCAAACGAGCAGAGCAGCTTGCAGAGAACCAAGAGTAAGTGGTATAACTACAAAGACGAAATGGAGAAGACCATGGCCAACGTGGACCGCCTGAAATCGAAGAACGTTCCGATTGAGAAGAGAATCAGTAATTATTCTGATTACTACAGATTCCAGAACTCCAAGGATGCTGCCAAGGTTAGAGTGATTGAACTGGCTGAGAAGCAGATGAATCAGTGGAAAAAGCTTAGAGATAAATCTTCTGATACGGAATCCATTAATTTTGCCAATCAGAATATTGATAGAATTATGATGGAAGCGGTGAATGACTTGGATAAGTTAAATTAAAAGACAGGGGCGGGCTTAATGCTCGCTCCTTTCTTTTGCACTATAGCAAATATGACATGGCGTACGAAACATACTATCAGCCTTTTCCTTGCTAACCTTTTCTATCTTTCCGCCACATCTACGCAATCCTTTACAGGATTCTGTTTTGTGGTATCTTCGTGAATAACTACCCATGCAGACATAAACGCTATCAGAGCATGATGAAAGTATAACAAATAAAAATAAAATATACGGCAAGAAAAAGTTTCTCTTTCTTTGCAATATTTCTATTTTGTCCAATTCTTTAGAATACAAGCTTCTTGTTATAGAAACAGGCAATGATAGTAGCACACATATCGCATTTACCGATATTGATGTTAAAACATGATCTTCTTGATAATAATAAAAATCAAATAAAGCTTTTATGATGTTGCTCACTGTAAGCAAAACTATCAAGTTGAAATATCTGCTTTCTCGTCTGTACTTGTAGATTCTACCATTTTTGCAAACATCTTTATCTCTAACTACAAAGAACGTTACAGGACCACAAGTAATAAACATATATAAAATTTGATACCATTCTCCACAGCTATTATAGTTATGAAACCATTCGAATGCTACAGGGAAAATGATAAACAAAAAATTTATCCAGTAAGCGTATTTCCCCAATAAAAATTTCTTCATAATTCAATGAAATATTAAACGTTATTTTCTTGCAAAAGTACGGAAAATATTGATAGGTTGTATCGGGTTGAGGAGGATTTTTTGTAGTTTAGACAAAAACAAAATAAGGTGAGCACCTGCCCACCTTAATTTATTTTATATCCTTCAACTCTTTAATCATGTTTGATATTACATCGTACATTTTCCCGAGGAAGCCATGTTCTTCTGCTATATCCAACTTGTTTTGCTTAGCTTTTTTCTTATAAGCATTTATAGATATACCAAATCCATAATACAAATTCTGATAAATCTTTCTCCAGACATCTTGCTGCTTAATATCTGCTGCAGCAGAATATTGATTTACCAACTGGCGGACTTTGTCACGGAGCTTTATTTCCGGAACAGAATTGGTAGAAGTCTCTGCTTCAAGAAGCTTTTGAGTATTCTCTATTCTTTCCTTCTCCATATTGGCAACCTTTTCCTCAATCATAGCGATTCTTCGCTCTTGTGAAACAAGTTGGTTGATGGACATCTGGAGAATCTCCAACTGAGACATCTGCTTTGGTTGCTCGCTTATAAGAACTCTTCTCATGTTGTCAAAAGCATCATAAAATTCATCTTTGAATTTTAAGGCATTGACTCCATTCCAACCCATGACAAGTATAGAAAAACCTTTTTCGTTCATTATGTACATAGGGTTGCTTTTTCCTGTAATATCATCGTAACTTGTTGATTCAAAGGCTAAACGCATTTTTGCGTTCAGTGATTTGTCTTCAACATTAAGAAGTTTCTCAATACTTCTTATCACATCACTATGACGCTTTCCAAACTTTTGGGCTACCAACAAACTATTTGTCAGTACCAGGTTGTTTGCACCTTTGAAGACCAGATCATTCATACCGACTAATTTACGTTATCTCTCAACAAAGATGCTGCTTTCGCAATAGCCTCAATTAACTTTAGTGCATGTTGCTTGTTAAGCTGCATAAAGAACTCACCTTCGTTAGCGTTGTCGTACATACTGACAGCAACAACATCCTCGGTAGCCTTTACTGGATTTCCATCTTCATCTACAGAAAACATGGTGGAAGTTTCTACCTGAACCTGCACGTCTGAGCAGGTAAATAACTCTTCTGACTTAAACGCCTCATTTACATTCTTAAAATTCTTTACCATAATAATATATATTTTAAAATTTAACTCCAAATGAAAGGGCATAAGAAATGCCCCATCCGCTATTGTGAGAGGTGCAGACAGGGCATTATATATTGTTATGATGAAATCCATTGATTCTGTGTCTGTTTGTGCCTCTCACCTCACGAACTTACGAGTGCAAAGATAGTACGATTTTTCGGAATAAGCACAATTCTAAAAGTTAAGAAATCCGTATAGCGTAAACCTGTCAATAACAGTTCGACGACAGTTCTACGTATTATCTCTGGAATCCCCTTTGTTTATCGGCACTTCACATTATTTAACTGTTTTCGAGAATTGATATTTTAGTCGTGGTACGACTGGGCTTATGGTATGAGCAGCAGATTACTCAGTATATCTTACTGGCACTCAGAAAATTACCTCGCTGAAAATAATATTTGAGCATAGTTAGGCAGGGTGCTAGCTTCTTCGTAACTTTGCACCAAGTTCAATAGTGAACGAAACGATTAATCTATCATTTATTATGTCAGAATCAAAAACTTACGTATTCGGGGAGAATGGAACCAGCCAGGGCGGTGGTTTCAATAGCATTCTCGCTATGCTCCCAGCGCTTATGCAGCGACAGGGTGTAGATCCAAGTTTGTTTGCTCTCTGCAACGGCAAGAGTAATGGAAACGGATGGGGTGATGGCTTGTTTGCCATCTTGCTTCTCTTCCTTCTTATGGGTAGAGGCAACTTCTTCGGTGGAAATAATGGCGGTTGCTTGATGCCTAACGGACAGGGTGGCGTTATGCTCAATAACGATGCCAATACGGCTGTTATCATGCAGGCAGTTCAGCGCAATGGCTACGATGTTCAGTCGCTCGCTACTGCTCTCAACACTACTACCGGTAACGTTATCGCTGCCATCAACGGTGTAAGCAAGGAGATTTGCGGTGTCGGCAACCAGATGGGTATGACTGCTAATCAGGTATTGACTGCCATCATGCAGGGTAACAACGCTATCGCTACCCAGTTGGCAGAATGCTGCTGCAAGACCAACAACAACATTACCGCCATGGACGGCAATATCAAGCTGGCGATGTGTCAGCAGACTGGAACCTTGCAGAATGCCATCAACAATGTAGCAGTAGGTCAGGAGCGGGCAACTTCTTCCCTTGCCTATGCTACCAAGGAACAGTCTTGTGAGTTGAAAAATGCCATCAAGGATGCAACAGCAGAATTGAAGGCTGGTCAAACCGCCGCTGAGTTTAGGGACATGCAGGACAAAATCGACCATCTCAGAGAAGAGAATGGAACCTATAAGAGTTCTGCTATGATGAGCCAGATTGTCGGTCAATCACTCGCACCAGTAAATGCAGCTTTGGCTGGTTTACAGAGTGAAGTCAACGCAATTAAATGTGCTCAGCCGAACACGGTGACTGTACCATATCAGCCATTCCAGGCGGTTCCTAACTGCGTTGCTTATCAGGCTGGCTTGTATGGTTTGAATGCTGCCAACGGTGCAGGATTCTGGGGTTAAAGAAAGGAGGCTGCTATGTTATGGTTAAGACCTTATACTTGGGTGAATCGTAATGGCTCGGCAGCTATCGCTTCTACTGGCGTGAAGGTGAATACTGCCGATGTGGTGTTCACCTTTAAAAACCACGCCTTCGTGAATACCAACTACAGAGGAACGATTTTCGTAAATCTGCGTCAGGCTATTCCGACTGGAACGACTGGTACGCTGCCTATCCTTTTCGAGACAAACGGAGCGACCCAAGCTGTAACCAAATTCAATGGTGATGCTTTGACGGTTGCTGACGTGCCGGGAACTGGAGTGGTTCAGCTCTGGTTCGAGCGAGATACTAACACCCTTCAGCTGATGACGGGTATTGTTTAACAAACAGAATAGATAATAGGAGATTACATTATGTTTCAAGGACTACGAACAAATTCTTTATTCTATGTGCTCGACAAGGGAGAAAACCCGAATTTGAAGATCGGTCAGGTTGTTTCTGTGAGCAATCCTCAGACGAGATACCCATCCTTCAATAATGGCTTCACCCCTCAACCTATGGAGACTGTGGTGGACGTTAAGGTGAAGCTGGGTGACGAAGAGGTGGATTTCAAGCAGCTACCTGCTAACGGACAGATAGCGAACGACAAGAATCTTGTGGTAAGCGATAGCAAGGAAGCCATGAGTGCAGAGGTCGATGCAATGCTGAGACAATCCAAGGCGATACTGGAGAGCGTAGATTACCATGAGAGAGTCGTTAAATCTTGTGAGGGAATGCTACTGCAGCTCAACCCCCAGATAGCCAAGGAGAAGGAACAGGCTGAGAAGATTTCCAAGCTGGAAGGCAAGGTTTCTGGCATGGAGGGCAAGCTTGACAGAATGATGGGATTGCTCGAACAGGTGGCAAGCAAGTAATCTCCTACCCTATCTATTCACTTTTAAAATCTTATGATTATGATAATGGTTGAGATTACAGAAGACAAGTTTGATGGCTTGTATGAGAACGTGGAGAAGGGCTTGCGCTACTTGGATAAGGCTATGAACTGCCTGGGCGAAATGAAGCGTGATGGCAGACGTGACCGATACGGCGAGCGCAACCGCATGCCCGATTATAGAGGTCGTGGAGGCAGAAGTGGTATGCGAGAGCATGAGGAGTACGACGACATGCGCCAACGTGAAGACCGTGGACGTGATTACAGAAGTGATTACGGAGAAGATTACTAACTAGTTTGGGGTGTGCTCAAAAGTGGGCATACCCCTTTCTTAAATTGATTGAGATTATGGTAAGAAAATACAGACAATCATTAAATGCCTACGATTATCAGCCAGAGGAAATGAAGGCTTATCTTCGCTACAATGGCTGGCACTTCAATAAGAAGATGTGCGAGTGGGCAATCAAGCAGATGCGGAAGAACGGAAAGTCAATCCGCATGATGAGCAAGGATGATATTGAGGAAATCCTAAAGAAGAATAATATTGTGTTGGAGAATAATGTGGGCTACGATGCAGTTTATATCGCACACATGTGCCTCGCCGATTTCTACGGATCATCCATCACAGAGGAAAAGCAGATGGCACAGTTCATCAAGGACTACGTGGATGATGAGGATCAGCAGGATGGTTTCATCTTCAACCGCTTCTATGCAGATACATCATTCAATGGCATAGGCATTCCTTGGGAAGACATTTTGTAAAATATGACAGAGCAGGAGATTTGCATAGATAGATACGACTGGACCGTACACGTAATGTACGATGTTCACTCAAAGGATGCCATGAAGGTAAGAAGGCATCTTCGGGATTTGGGATGCGCCGGCATTCCGCTCGAAGATGCCTGTAATCTCGTGCTCGAAGGTGAAGCGAATAAGGGGATAACCTATTCTAATGTTGATGTTCGTAAATCGGTGGTCGTTATCGGATGGTCCACTTCGAAGGCAGAATATATGAATAGCCTCAGCCACGAAATACTGCATGTGGTTCAGCATATTTCCGAACAGTTCTTGATAAATATGTATGGGGAGGAGGCTTGCTACTTGCTTGGTGGATTGGTGCAGGCTTGCTGCATAAGAAAAGGGTGAATCTTTCGACTCACCCTTTCCTTGATATTACGAAGTCAGGGACTTAGAGTTCTAACACTTCCAGTTTATATTAAATTACTCTTCATACACACTTATCGTTCCAGATGTTAACTGTGCAAAGGTAAATGACTCGAACTTACTTACATCTTCGCCAGTTATATCATAAAGATACAACTCATAAGTAACGTTTTTTGTTTGCCCAGTAGGTTGTACTAAAGTAACGTATGGATATGTTCTAAATCCATGGACGTTAGAAGATTCCGCATCCCTTACTACTGATACCAATCCTTCGGTATTAGCAGTAGCATTCTGCATAGTAACTCCATTAGTATCACTGCTATTAGATGTTTTAACAATGCAGTAGGGTGCACTTGATTTAAACCCAAAGAGATAGGTATGCCCTTGCTCAAGTTTATACTTTAATGGCAACGCGTTTAATGTTGTTTGAATAATATTGCCATTTTTTGTTGTTTCAGAGCCAGCAGTTACTGGATAATAACCTCCTCCAAATTCATTTACACCGCTTATGATGTCTTTGAAATACTTCTTTTTCTTGGACAAAAATAACAAGTCCACGTTTTTAAAAATCATTCTCATAATTGTACACATTTAAAACAATTTATAAATTTCTTTAGCCCATAAGGTGTATGTATGTCTTTTCGGATGCACATCACCTGGGTTGTAATATTCAGATATATTGAATGGCGTGATACCGCAGTTCTTATGTAAATCAATATACTTGATGCTATATAGTACTGCAACTTCTGTTTGTATCTGTCGAAGAAGTTTAGCCTTTTGCTGGTAATAAGTACCTTCCTTTGTTTGATAACATTTATCTATATTGTAGCTTCCATCCGAGTTTCGGCAATCAGCGTTCTTGCTTTGGTCGTTATAGCTAAGATTCCAAACAGCAGGCATGACAAATACTATTTCCGCATTTGGTTTATTCGTCTGAAGGTATTCTATTACACCTTTATAGAGGGAATAGAGTGATATGTAATCATCCTTCCAATTAGAATCATTAACAAACTCTTCTGCTGTATAACCGTAAAAATATTCGTTTGTATAAGTTGCACTTTCAGAAGTATCTATTTGCACTACTACACCAGTGGCTCCTGCATCAATAACAGGAATTGTCGAAGTGCTGGCTTTAGCAACTAAAGTCACTACATTTCCATTGATACTCTTTTCATACCCATCATAAGCATATTCATATATTTTTTTAGCAATATCTTCTTTCGACATACCGCTTGTTATTGTTATTGTTTTTGCGGTATTTTTGGTTGTAACGACAAGCTCTCCACTATTAGATGAATCATTTGTGACTGTCAATACATAACTTTTAGTATTGTATTTTATTCTTACTACAGTTCCTTTTTGTTTGTTCTCTATAGGATTTACAATATTCTGGAAGTTTGTTCTGAAATACTGAATAGCTTCTTCTCTGCTTACTTTGTCCGTGTCAACATTTACATATTGTGAGAGCATAAAGGATTCGTCATTAATAGAACCTCTGACCTGCGGGTTGTCTCCCAATGAACTATAGGCAAACCATCCGTCATTAATGTTTTCAAGTAAAATGATGTCAACGTCCTTTCCGCTTTCAATCAGTTTCTTGGCTCTATCCTGCGTTGAAGTACTGCCGTTAGGAGGCGTAAAAGTACCTCCAACTGAATATACCCCTACATAATCAGCACCACTGATGTCACAAAAATCTTTCTCATAATAGCCACTTTGAGACAAGGAATCACCTATACCTACAACCTTTTTGCCAGTAAGTTTATGAGTATCTATTAACTCATAATTTCCCTTGGAATTTTTTTTGTAAAAATCATTAGCTAGTACACCATTCTTGTTGATTTTAACGATATAGTCTTCTTCTGATTCACCTATGATGATTTCTTCATCCTCACTGGTAGTGCTAGAAGATTCCATGTTGGAAATCTTCGCTTTAAGAGGATTTATCTCATCAGAAAGCGTTTTTTGAGATACTACATTATCAACTGATTCCCCTAACTCTTGCACAACGTTGGACTTATCAAGAACGGGTTTGCCATTATTCTTCAATGCTTTGAAATCAGTACCACTCTTGTTGATTTTAACGATATAGTCTTCTTCTGATTCACCTATGATGATTTCTTCATCCTCACTGGTAGTGTTTTCTTTTGATATGTTATCCGTTTTTTCTGACATTTCATCAATGGCAGCCTGAGCATTTACGGCTGTCAAACCTGACTTCTCATTATTATAGGTAACGGCGGTAGCCTGACTTGCCCCACCAGTAGCGGCTATACTCTTGATGGTTTCTTCCATCTGAGTACTGCGAGTCTGCAATAATGAAATGTCTTCATCGTTGGCGGTGATTTGCTGCTGCTTATCGTTAATCTGCGATTGCTTATCATCTAGCTGGTCCTGATGGTCTCTCAGCGTATCATCTACGTTCTGAATGGTTTCTATCAAATTCTCAGGAAGACCAGTAGCTGCTTCTATGGTCTGACGAAGCTTAGGGTCAAGCTTCTCTACGCCGATGGTATTGTCTTTCAATTTGTCTTTGGTGATGGAACTTCCAGCTATTTTTTCGTTCGTGACACTACCGTATGCCAACTTTTCGTTGCTGACAGAACCATCTTGGAGATTGGAGTTTCCAACAGATTTTTCTGCAAGTTTACTATTGGTTACTGCCCCATCCTTCAACTTCTTTTCGGTGACAGACTGGTCGCTGTAATCGTCAGTCTTCATCAACGGCACCATCGTACCGAGTTCCGGATCTTGTCTAAATGTAGGCATATTTGATTTCTTTTGGTTCTGATGAAGTGAATATCTGAATCTTTATGGTTTCGGGAATCACCCGAAGGCGAAGCTGGAACTCAGCTGTGTTCTTGTGGGCACGAATGGGAACCCGAGGCTTCTTGCCATCGCCCCTATCCTGTCTGATTACCAGTTTCCCTGGGCGCTTTAGCTTAATCATCAGGTAGATGTCACGCTGCAAGGTTATCTCGGGGGAAACCCATGCCAGTTCTTCTTCGCTATAATTCGTAGATACATACTCCATGATTTCATTATTTTGATGTTTGACTAACGCCTAGCTGCTGCAAGGCTATCGTGTACATTTGCGTAGCCTTGGTATCATCGTAGGCTGAAAGCAATAAGAAGGCGAGATAGTAGATGAAGGCATTCTTCAAGCGGTCTGGGATAGCTACATCTGTAGAATCGGACGTGCTTACGTTCTTCGGAACGCCCACATAGGAAATGACCGCTTCCGTAGGCTTGGGCTGCAAGAGGATTTTAAGAGGATTCTCTCGCATGATAGCCGCCTGTGGTCGGTCGATGGTTCCCTTTGCGGTATCATCAAACATCATAACAGCCTCATCCTCGGTGTCTTCTATAGGCACTACTGCCTTGAACCAGCCATTGCCACGAATGCGAGAGATATTGATTACCTCGGTATTGGCATCCATCGTGACTACTCCGATGCTTCTCTGGGTATCGTAGTCCTGTACTTGGAGGGTGGCAGAAGAAGTACCTATCTTCTTGGAATCAGCCAATGCAGCAGAGGATGATGCGGTAACGGCAATCCAATGCAGGGCATCGTTGATTTTTGCCTTGATGATGTTGTCCATATACAAATCGTCCTTCTCATCTGTGGTTGATGAGAAGTTGTTGGATTCCTCGTCTATGCACCAACGAACTGCCTTTATAATGTCTTCTACCTTCATTTCACCTTATTATATATGTTACTCCTTCATGTAGTTCGGGAAGTCATAGTTGTGCTTCTTCGCCCATTCCAAAGCACTTGATGCCGCCTTGAACATTCTTGAACCCTCACGATTGTCTTCCTCGTTGACGAAAGCAAGGAGATCGGATGCCGTGACTACAGTAGGAACCTCGATAGCAGAATCCTTGGTCTTGACAGGAGCGGTTTCCTTTTCCTGCTCTTCATTCTCTTTCAATCTGTCTTCGATGGTCTTCTCAGAGCGAATGAGCGTAACAAGCCCCTTCTGGAACAATTCACTGTTTTCGAGTAGATTCTGAGCATATTCACCCTTCAAGATAAGCTCGGGTTTCTGCTTGGTGATTACATTACCTCGCTCGAAGTTATAGCGAACGGTTACGCCATTCTTACCCTGTAGGATATGGCTTACCGTGTTTCTATTTGCGTTATATCTATAAGTCTTAATCATATTGCTAAAAGTTTAGTTTGAATAACAGGTGACCGGCATCAACCAGTCACTTGTTATTCTGTGCATTACTAGGCAGCTACCAGCTGACCCGAGAAGAGTTCCCATTTACCACCCTTATAGATGTAAACATTCTCCTTCTCGTACTTGGTTGTACCACTACCAGCATTTGGCGCCTCGTAATCGGCTGTCAAAGCGACAATCATACCCTCACGAGGAGTCTCAGGCAACTTGCTCATGGAGATAATGTTGTTGATAATACCCGATGCACCAAGAGCAGAAATCTTCGCCTCTGGACCGACAAGAATACTGTTGTAGCCACGGAGCGCTATGCAGTCTGCCTCCCAGTGCATGTAGCGCTTAGCCAGACGTGGGTCGTAAGCATCCTTAGACAAGTCGTTGGTGCGCTCCTTGCTCTTCTCCTTGACGTAGTGGCGAGCACCCTTGAAGTCAGCACCAATCATGCAGTCTTCCAAGTCCATGTAGTCGAGTGTACTGTCCCAAACGAAGTTGAGTGTACCATAGCTGCACTTGAACTGGTTGAAGGTGATATCGAACTCCTTGACGGTAGAGAACATAACATCACGACCCTTAGGAAGCTCAATCTTCATCAGGCGCTCGATAGCGTTCTTGCCGCAGAAGAGATACATTTCATCAGACTCGGCAAAGTCTGTGAACATCAGCTTGGCGATAGCGATAAGGTCAGCGAATGTATAGGTGTCGCCGATACCATAGGAGTTGGTCAGCTGATTGATGATGCCCTCGGCAGAGTAAGCGTACTCCTGTGCGCCATCCTTGGTTTCCATCAGGAATTTGAGCTTAGTACCATAGAGGTAGCTTCGCTCCTGACGAAGCAAGAACTTGGTGAGAGCATCTTCCTTCATGTCGGCAACAGTATGAGGAGCCTTCTTTTTGATCTTCTCGAACTCCTCGGTGAAGATGATGGAGAATGCACGTTTCTGCAAGTAAACCTCCTCAGAACGAGGCTGATAGTTCTCTGGCGGAACATTCATCTGGCTCTCGGAGAGGATGGTGGAAGCGCAGAGAATACGACTGTTGGCAGGGATAGCTGGGCAACCCATCGTATCGAGCGTTTCGCCAATAGTGCCCTCTGTCTCAGCTGGACCATTGAGCGCCTGCAAAGTAACCTCGTCCTTTGTCTTCTCAACAACCAGGAGATTCAAGCGACCATTAACCTTGGTCTTTGAACCACGCTCATAGCCAGGCACAGAAGGAACGATCACGGTGCTACCCTTGTAGAGAGGAAGAAGTGAACCGGAAAAGTTAGCCTTGGTAAGCTTGATTGTGCCGCCAGCCGCAGCCGCCTCAATCGCCTTGGTAGTCATACCATCAAGAGTATCACCACCGACACGAGCGTGCTTCTTCTCGTAGCTGTTACAAGGAACACTCTTGGTAACCTTGCGGATAATCTGCAACAAAGGAGTGCGGAAAGGGCGATACTTCTCTACCTCACTATCCCAATCCTCTTCGGCAAGACCACCCTTGCGAATCTGGGTAGCAGAAGCCTGTGTGCCGGTTAAGTTCTGACCTTCGGCTTTACCGCCGGGCGTCAATCGGTCTGATACGTTTGGATCAACAGGCTCGGTTGCAGCATCAGCCTTAGATGAAGGCTCATGTCCCTCGTCGCCAATCTGTGTAGTCGGTTCAGCCGTATCTGCCATAGCGAGAACGCCGCCGCCGGTTACCACGGCAAGAAGCATCAGGACCATCTTGAAGACGAACTGAGCACTTGTGAAATTCTTAAAACAATCTTTCTTCATTTTATACATATATTTATGGATTAATTATTGTAAGTGATACCTTCGAAGAAACCGCTCTTTGGAGCCTTCTTCTGCTTGGCAGGTTTGTTACCAGCCCCCGAAGTAGATAATGAAGGAGGAATACCCTCGTTTGCGGAAGAGCGGACCTTATTCTGAATCTTCTCGTTTCTTGCCTGCATAGCCGCCTCGTCTCGGGCAGAGGAAATATCAGAATCGTAGTTGTTGGCATTGTGGAGCATCTTCCAAACATCATCGGGGATGTCTCCGCTCTCCACCTTGTCGTGAATCTCGTAAATCTGCTTCCACATATCATGGGCATCATCTGGATAGAGCTTAACCAGGCGTTCAATAGACTTGCGCATGTTTTCCGTAACCCTTTCGGTAGCTTCGTTCTGCTCAGCAACTTCCTCATTGTGTTTTGCAAGAATCTCGGCGAGCTTCTTGCCGCCCTCTGGGTCTTCGAGCAGAGCCTTGATGTCGATACCCAATCGAGCCATTGCATCGAATGGGTTATCTTCCGGATTCTTCTCCATATCCATCGCCAAGGCAGCAAGCCACTTGTGCTTATCGAACACCTTAGACAACGCCTTTCCGCTCTCCTCGTATCGTCCGAGTGTATCAGCATCATCATTCATAGCCGCATAACGAGCTTCCTTGTCCTCGAAATCAATGTCGGCATGGCGCTTCTTGAATCGATCGGAGAAAGCCTTGCGGTTAGGACGGTCCTCTACTGGTGGAGTCTCTTCCGCAGCCTGTTCGGGTGAAGGAACCTGCTGTTCAGATTCTCCACCTGCATTCATCTGTTCTAATTCTTCCTTTGTCATATCTTAAACTGTTTGAAACGTTGCCGCAAAGATGCAAAGAAAATGCAATTATATTTCCGTGTTTCCGTGACAATAGGCAAACACACGGAAACACGGCAAAGAAAAAGGGATTTAAGACTATTTTTGCGCCTATAAATTAATAATGTGTAAACAAATATGGTTAAGGCGAAATTATTAACACTTAGCAAGGTGATGCCTCAGCGCAACAGATATGATTCCGTGAAGGCTCGAAAGAAGCGGCAGGAGCACGGAAAGGACTGGGAACTGCTGACCCGATGCAAGAATGCCTGGAACAATCTGAGCGGCGTGAGGGAGACCCGAGCAAGAACGATGAGATACTGCAACGGAGACCAATGGAGCGACACCATCAGGGTGTATCATCATGGCTACTGGGAGGAAATGACGGAGCGCACCTATATGGAGCGGCGCAACCAGACCCCTATGAGCAACAACATCATGATCAGCATCTTGGAATCCATCGCAGGACTCTATGCCAAGCAGGGTACGGAGCCAGTATGCTTTGCTAGGGACAGCAATTCCCGACAACTGAGCGATATGATGAGCGCCACGATGCAGTGCAACTGGCAGAACACCTATATGCAGGACGTACTGAACCACGCTATCAAGGACTATCTGATAGGCGGTCAGATGTTCGTAAGAGAGTGCTGGGAAGACAGAGACCTTGAAATGCCCGATTCGTGGACAGATGCGATGGAAGCAGACCACATGTTCTTTGAATGCGGAAGCGACCCACGCCATAATGACGTAAGCCTGATTGGTGTGCTGCACGATGTAAGCAAGGAAGACCTTTATCAGAAATTCGCGCGACAGGAATACGGTTTGACGGAAAAAGACCTAAATACCATCTTCGATATTCAGGATATGGATGATAGCGGCTACGGCTACGAGTTCAACGAGGAGAAGGCTCTAGAGAACCTCAGCTTCGACTACAGCAACAAGGGCAAGCACTACGTGAGGGTGATTGAGGCGTGGACCACTGAAACCAAACACAGACTCCAATGCTACGACCCTATCGCTACCACAGGAACCAGCGCTTACTTTCGGGTGGATATGGAAGATACCGCCATGATAGAGAAGCTACGCAAGGACAATATCAAGCGAAAGCAGCAGTATGATGAAATGGGCGTAGCAGAAGAAGACAGAGCCTACATTACCAGCAAGGAGATTGCCGATAAGTACTGGTACTTTACCTACATGGCACCAGACGGAACAATCCTCTGCCAGGGGGAAACCCCTTACGACTACAAGAGCCATCCGTTTACGATGAAGCTCTATCCGTACATCAACGGAGAGATTCATCCGTTTATGGCGAACGTAATAGACCAGCAGAGATACATCAACCGACTGATTGTGATGAACGACATGGCTATCAGAAGCAGTTTCAAGGGCTTCAAGATGATTCCGACAACCGTATTGAACGGCAAGACCAAAGAACAGTTTATGGAAGATGCTATAGAATACGATGGATGGATATTCTATACGCCAAAGCGCACGATGCCGAACGTGAAGCCGGAGATTATCACATCGAATGCGGTGAATATCGGAACCAACGAACTCTTGCAGATAGAGTTGAACCTGATACGAGAGGTTACCAACGTGAGCGGAGCCTTGCAGGGCAAGACCCCTTCGGCAGGAACATCGGCTGCAAGATATGCGCAGGAGAGCCAGAACGCTACCACTTCACTCTATACCATCCTATCGGATATGGACGTGTTTACGGAGAAGCTGGCAACCAAGAAGTGTATGACTATCCAGCAGTACTACGAAGACGGAAGAAAGGTTTACGACCGAAACTTCACCCAAGTCTATATGTACGACCGCCTTTCTGCCCGAGACATCCATTTCAAGATCAGCATCAAGAATGCGGCAGCTACGGCAACCTACAACACGATGCAGAACGATACACTCGACAAGCTTCTTGACAAGGGCGCTATCAATGTAGTTCAGTACTTGCAGAACCTGAATGCACCATTTGCAGACAAGCTTCTTGCCAGCGTGCAGGAACAGCAGGCGCAACTTGAACAGATGTACCAGCAGCAACAGGCGATGGCTCAGCAGCAGGGCGGCGGACAGATAGAGAACGGCATCGTACAGGGTGCAGACCAGAACGCAGTGGCTCAGGCTATGAGCATGAACAATCAGTATTATCAAACAGCATAAGTTATGGCAGTAACAGAACAGACAATAACAATAGGGTATGCCGACATCAAGAGCAAGGTGAAGAAGCATTTCTCCATCATCGGAAAAAGACTTTCCGACAAGCAGGGAAACATTCTCTTTACTGGCGTTACCCTATCCTCGACCGAGGAAGACATCTTGAAGCAGTATGTGAAGGATGCAGCAGAGACATTCGTGGGTAACTTCGCTCCACTGATAGCCGGCTACACGGACAACACCGATGATGTAATATTCACCTACCAGCAGAACAGAGTGAGCGAGAGCAAGGCAAACGCATTCTGTAGTCTCTTCAAGAGCTATGTGGTAGATTACGTAGCCTATTCTGTGCTATCCATGACCTATGCTGATTCTGCAAGGAAGTATGCAGACGATATGACGAATCATGTGAACTCTGCATTGAAGCTGATCTTCCAGAAGGATGCGCCGGCATCTGTAAGCGGAAACCTGACTGATATGACAGGAGAAGTAATTTTGAACTAAAAAGATAAAGCTATGATTTTAAAATTTCAGATTATCAAGTCGGTGGTGATTGACGAAGTGAAGAGAGCCACCTATCTAAAGGCAAAGATTGATGGAGCCATAGACGATAAAGCCATCAAGATGAGTTTCAACGAGGCGGCTGGCGATGAGGAAGTACACGAAAGAACGCTGACCCACGATTTCCAGTCTGCCCTGGAGGTAACAAAGGTTATCCTGGCAGATTATCTTGCGCCAAATGCCCAGACCATGGGTGACAACATCATCTACTACGGCAGCAAGACCGATGATGTAGTGGAGTTTGTTATCAATGTTTCCAGACGATGCAACGGTACGCTTTCCGATACATTGGCAAGACTGGTAGCCAAGTATGTAGAAGACTACATGATTTACCAGTGGTGGTTGAAGACAACCAACCTGAAACAGGCAGAGCCTTATCTTTCTTCTCTCAGCTTTGATGAGCAGAATATCCGCCGATGCTTTGTATTGAGTGGTCCAGTGGTTCCTACCGTTCCTTACACCAAAACACTGACCGCCAAGGTGGATGGCAGCAGTTCGGGCGGTGCAATCACACTCGGTGTAGATGAGGAGGACGTGAATCTCTCCTACTCTATTGATGATGGAGCCATTGATGATATAGAGGCGAGAAGCAGCGACCCTAGCATCGTTGAGATTCAGCGCAGTCCAGACCCTTATACCTTCGCCCTGAAGCCAAGGAATACTGGTGTGGCAACCGTTATCCTCTTCTCCCGACACAGCGACAACTTGAAGACAGAGGTAGAAGTAACCGTAGCAAAGGAGGTGTAAGATGGAGTTCAACGCATTACACCCTACACATTTTATCCGTGAGAGAGGATGGAAGCCCGATCCGAATCCTTTTCTTCCGAAGCCTCCTCGTCCGGCACATAAGTACTACAGCAAGCACATCTTCATCTATGCCAACCAGATATGGTATGATATTGATGCTTCTACGAACATGGTAGGCAGGGCAAGACGAGGCAACCAGACGAATCAGGAAGACATCATCCCAACCAGTGAGAACGATAAGGAAAGACCCCTCTTCTACCGCTGGTTTGACAAGTACCTGAAAAAGACAGAAGGAATCCTCTCTGCCTACGTGATGAAGCCGCAGGGAGTGGTAAGAGACAATGCCCTGAAGGAATGGGATGAGAAGGAAATCTGGCTGAATATGCCCGACTACTGGGATGATACACGGTATGACGAGCTGGTGAAGCATATCCACAGCTACATCGTGGCTGGTGCTCTCTACGAATATTTCCTGCTTACGCTTACCAGCAAGGACCCGCTTACCGTCTCAAAGCAGGAGGAAATGAACGATGAAGAACTGGAGATACTGGATGCAGCGAGTGCCAGCAAAGCAGGAATGCTGGTTCATCCGCTGAAACCATTTGGATAAAAAGGAAGGAGAAGCTTATGGGAGAGTTTGATGATATTAAGTCGGTAAGAGAAATCATGCAGGAGAAACGTGAGAAGGCAAAGAAGATCCTGCCAGTGAGCAAGAGCGCACAGAAAGAATTTATCCGTGACTTCCTAGCCCGACATCAGGATAAGTTTGAGGATTGTATGAACCAGTTGGCAGAATACGACCCGAAAACATACGTTACCATCTATGCTAACCTGACCAAGCACATGATACCAAAGCAGAGCGAGGTGAGCGTGACCCATGGATTGGATGAAGACTTCAAGCAGTTGGCTGCGCTGGCACAGACCAAGACCGACAATAACGCCTTGGACGTGACTCAGGTGCCACAGATACAGGATGCAGATTTTGAGGAGATAAAGGAATTGGGCGATGGCATTAGTTAGAGAAGTAGATATTGATGAACTCGTAGCCGAAAACAAGCGGCGATACGATGAGATTTACGGAACCTACAACCCTTGGACGGGTGAAGGCTGCTATGATTTCGAGCACAGGGAGCTGCTCGAACTGCCCGACTTCATGATCAAGAAGATGTGGGTTCCCAGAGAATGTATGCGTACCTTATTATATAGGGGACTGAAACAGCTGGGCAGCATGAAGGAGTACATCATCCGGGTATGGGGCAAGGAGTATAACGAGAAAAGTTACTACACCAAGCAGTTGAAGATGGTGCTGACCTTCGAGATTATGAAGGTGAGATTCAGGGAAGACCCCGAGTTTGCCCTGTTTGCTACCGACAAGATTGAGGATAAGGTAACTGGCGATATGATACCTTTCAAGCTGAACTACCCCCAGCGCAAGCTCTTAAAGATTTTTGAGGATTTGCGCACCAGCGGAAGGGCTATCCGAGTAGTGATTCTGAAAGCCCGACAATGGGGCGGTTCTACCCTCACCCAGCTCTATATAAAATGGCTACAGGATTTCCGCAAGGACGGATGGAATGCCATTGTGCTTGCCCAGCAGAAGAATACCGCCAAGAAAATCAAGGCGATGTACAGAAAGGCGCTGGAGAATCAGCCAGGCTGGACCATCGGAAGACCGGGAGCCAAGCTTCAATTTTCTCCTTACGAGAACTCGCCTGATGATTTCCAGGTGACAGACGGAATGAGGGCTGTAAGAAGAAGTACGCTGACCGTGGCATCCTTCGAGAACTTCGATTCCGTGCGTGGTAGCAACTTCCACTGTGCCCACTATTCTGAGGTTGCGTATTGGAAAAAGACTCCAGAGCATGATCCTGAGGGCGTGATTTCCTCTATTTCGGGTGGTATCAGAAACCAAGAGGATAACTTGGAGGTGTTTGAGAGTACCGGCAAAGGTAACTCTGGCTTCTTCTATGAGAAATGCCAGTTGGCTATGGACCCGAAGAACAATGATGCCTACTCCTTCCTATTCATCCCTTGCTTCTTCATCGAGCACGATATGGAAGAAGTGAAGAGCGAACGAGCCTTTGCCAAATGGCTTTTGGAAAACAAGGATAAGAGTACCAATCCGAAGGGCTACCGAGAGACCGGAAAGTTCTTCTGGCGAATGTGGGAGAAGGGAGCCTGCTTCCAAGCTATCGAGTGGTACAGAAACTTCCGCAACAAGTTTACCACCCATTCCTTCTGTGCTACCGAGGCACCAGTGGATGAGGAAGATGCCTTCCGAAACTCTGGTAATCTGGTCTTCAACCCCTACTCTATTGATGATTTGCAGAAGAAGTATAAGCGTGAGCCAATCTATACCGCCGACATCATCATTGACGGTAACAAGAATGAATCTTCCATCGAAAAGTCGAAGATCAGCATCCGAACAGATGGTGATGGAGACTTGAAAATCTGGGCAGTACCTAACTGTCTGAAAGTAGAGAATAGATACTTGGTGAGCGTGGATATTGGCGGTAAATCCTCGACTTCCGACTATACCGTGATGACGGTGATAGACAGATTCGGGATGTTGCCTACCATCAAGGGTAAACCGAAGGTGGTGGCAAGATGGCGAGGACACGTAAGGCACGACAAGCTGGCGTGGATGGCGGCAGCATTGGCTCATTACTATGATGATGCCTTGCTGGTAATCGAGAGCAACACGGCAGATAGAGAGAAGAACAACAATACGGAAGGCGACCACTTCGGAAGTATCTTGAACGAGATAGCCGACTATTACGACAATCTGTATCAGCGCACCACAAGTCCTGAGGACGTGAGCGATGATGTGCTTGCCAAGTATGGATTCCAGACCAATAAGCTGACGAAGGGTTGGGTGATTGACAATCTGGAGCAGTTCGTGGATGATATGCTCTGGGATGAGCCTGATAAGGAAATGTATCATGAGCTGAGAATCTACGAGCGGCACGATGATGGAAGTCTTGGCAATATCGTGGGCAGCGGAAACCATGATGATGTACTGATGAGTACCGCCATCGGCTTGTGGGTAAGTGCCAACGATATGGAAAAGCCGAAGTGGAAACAAAAGGAAAGATCAAGCAGCGGTGGTGATGGTGTTCATTCTGCTGCGAAAATTTAAAGATATTGAGTTATGGAGAGAAACTTGGATAGAAAGACTTTGAGTTTCAGCAAGGGTATGACGAACGTACCGAGTGACTTACTGAGTGAGGATAGCGAGCTTGCCTATTCTCAAAACATCATATATAGGAATGGTGAAATGGTCCCGATTCAGAAGATGGAGCCTTTCGGCACTGTGAGCGGCACGATTTTGTTTGTCCATAAAATGGCAGACTTCGAGAATATCATTACCTATGACAGAGACCCCGGAACAAACAAATATACCATCAGATGCTACAAGAAGAGTGACCTCAAAACGGCGATAGGTACATTTGAGGGTGACGGAGAAGTGAAGGATGCACAAGCGGTGGGGAATACGCTGGTACTGGCTACAGATAATGGACTGAGATACATCCTTTATAAATCAGATACCTACAAGGATTTGGGAATGAATATCCCTAACCTGAAATGCAACTTCACCTTCGAGAAGCCAACCAACAACTACATACCAGAAGAGAGCGAAAGAACTCTGATGAATATTTCAAATGATGTAGATGGACCTGATGCCTGGAAATGTTATTATGATGCGAATGGTAAATTCCTGCATGCCGCTGGCGATGAACCTAGCGGAATATTCCAACAAGGTACGTATCACCATTTCTCCATCAAAGTATCTACAGACGGCTCTCACGAAAAAGGCTTTCAGGAAACAGTTCAAGGGCATGTTGCCCAAGCTATCAGCTGGGTAAAAAGCAAGAATATGTTTGCGTTCCCTTTCTTTATCAGGTGCGCATTCAGACTCTTCGATGGCTCTTATACCAAGATTACCACCCCATATATCTGCTATCCTACCATTAACAGAAATTGCCGTTTCAGCTCTGCGACTTTCGACCGTACCCATAACACCTATATGGATCTTAGGCAAATGGCAGGAAAAGAAAGTATCTTTTACTTTATCGAGTATAGCGAACTGAAATTCAAGTTTGAACCGATAAGCAATGATTGGAGAGACATCATCAAAGAAATTGTAGTCTTTGCCTCTGATCAGGTCCTGCCATTCCGTTTAGATAGCGGTTGGAAATTAGTTTCTCCAAACGACACCTATATGAAACCTTCCGCTAATTTCGGCTACGACAAGTATAGAGAGCTTCCGTTTAACTACGACAAGCAAGCGATGGCTTCCCAGACCATCACGGTACACAGCGAAATTCAGCCGGAATATAAAACGGACCAGGAAATCATAGATGAACTGCTGACCAAATCACAGTTCTACAAACTGTTTTCTGTCAAGGCATCGGATAAGGTTATGGATGGAAACTGGCATTACTCGGTTAACGGAATAAAGGACGGAGATAGAATGTTCATTGGGAAAGGAGTTGTTGAGAATCTTACGACACAAACCCAACTGAATGTTGATGATTATTACGGATGGGCAAAGGCTACAGCAGAAAGACTGTACACCTATAACGGCAGACTTCAGGCTATCGGATTGTTGCGCTATCCATTTGGTGGTTTCTCGAATTTTACAGGAAGAGATTTGACTGGCGACGATTATTACTATATGTACACCCATATCGTGACGAACACTTCTGATACTTGGGCGATGAATATCGCTTCGGTGAATAAATCGTTCCTGCGTGGATGGATTTATTATCCAGACCCAAACGCTACGGAAATCATTCTTTATTCGGGTGGAAAATGCCTGAGAATCCCATTGGTTGTGCATCCTATGCTGAATGGTGCCTATTCGTTCACTAATCTTCCGTCTAAGGATGGTGACGCTGAGTTTGAAAACAAGACCGAAGATGAAATAGTCGAACTTGTCAAGAATCTCAATAAGCCAGAATATCTTGATTCCCAGATTTTCACTTCCGTAGTGAACAATCCGTTTGTATTTGAGGCATCGGGCGATAACACCGTGGGTACAGGAAAGATTCTCGGTATCGTGGCTAACACAGAGGCGGTAAGCCAGGGACAGTTCGGTCAATATCCTCTGCTCGTCTTTACCGATGAAGGCATCTATGCCATGAGCGTGAATGCTGAGGGTCTTTACTCCAGCATACACCCTATATCCAGAGAGGTTTGCAACAACGCTGATTCCATCACCCCTACCGACAAGGTGGTTTACTTCACTTCCGAGAAGGGGTTGATGGCAACATCGGGCGGCGAGGCGATTTGCGTATCGGGGCAGTTGAGCGGTGGAAAGAACAGAGGATTACCAAGCAACTTCCTGCCTTTCAAGACTTTCTTAGAGAACTGTCTGATAGCCTATGACTACAAGGCTTCGCTGCTGAGAATATTCAACAAGAAGACCAGCTATCACTATGTATATAATATGGTGGATAAGATTTTCTCTATCTCCCACAACTATACCAGCAGCAATATTTTCTGTAGAACGGTAGCCAACAACTACCCCGACAACCTTGTGCAGTTTGATGATAGTACCGTTTACTCCCTTACCAACATTCCATTGGCAGAGGATGATGCCAACGACTATGACTGCATAATGACTACCCGACCTTTGAAACTGGGCGGCTCTACCATTCTGAAATCATTGAGGGGCTTGAAGCATCTCTTCGATTCTGATACCGGAACGGTAAGCGTAAGGGTCTATGGTTCCAACAACGGCAAGGACTGGGTAAAGCTAAAGAGTCTCTTCGGCAAGCCCTGGAAGTACTTCAAGCTGGAGTATTCTTTCAAGAACTTCAAGGCAAGCGATTCCTTTGCCGGGTCCATCATAGAGACTCAGAGCAGAAGAGAAGACAAGATAAGATAATTCCTTCCATAAGTTTGATAACATCAAGAAGGCGGCTACTCGTGATGAGCAGTCGCCTTCGACATTAAAACACTAACAAACTTATGCTGAACGTTTCCGTTCTATGTAGATTATGAACCATTCCATCAAATAACCTATGACGAAGCAATAAAGGTGGAGGCATCCGTTCACGTTATTCAACAGCATCGTGAAGAGGATGAAGGGTCCAGCCTTTCTGATTGCATCTTTCCATCGTCCTGTTCTACCCCACATCACACCGAAGACGGCGAAGAGGAACCCAGATAAGCCCATCGTTGGTTCGGTAACGAACATCGGCAGGTAACTGGCTGCTACGGCTACCGCAAAAGCCTTGACAGGCGAAATTCTGCCCTTGATCTGCCAGAGTACCAGCAGATTGATGGCAAGATGAAATCCATTGACGTGGAAGAAACTGTATAGAAAATGATTCTCCCAGGGGCATCCGTGATAGAAACCTATATGCCAAGTGCAAAGAACGATGCAGATAAGCGACAGAATCGCCTTCAATCTGAAACTATTCATGCTTACCATTCCTGTAACCTTTCCCATATCGCTTGCAATTATAGAAAATATCCTCTGCTGAACGAGGAGACAGGAAGAACTCGGGGGCTGGCTCTCCTACCAGAAACTGGCAGATGAAATGGAGCGACTGCCCGATAAATTCCTTCTTCTGAGATACTGAGTTCAATCTATCGAACAGAGAATAGTACATTCTCCTTCTCGGTTCCGTCATAGCATCCACCTCAGAGAAATCGCCTACCACCATCTTTCTGAGCTTCTCGAATGCCTGCTTGGGATTCACATAATATCTCGGTGCGGGATGAGATACTATCTTTACCCACGCCTCCTTTGCGGTGTGGCAGGTGGGTGCCACCTCACGATAAGTCTTCATCAGGTCTTCCCGTTGCTTTTCCGTCAAGCTATAATTGGTTTTCGTCATACGCTTTACTCGTTAAATCGTGCTACAAAGGTACAAATAATCTAGAATACGTCCAAATAAATAATATATTTTAATATTTTGCTCACTTTTTATGGTTTTGTGCAGAAATCTTTTTATCTTTGCACCGACTGAAACATTTAGCTACCGTTTTCTAAGAAACAGCAACTGAATCAACTGAATTTGCTTAAAAATGAAACAAGATGAAAAAGAGTATTGACAACGCTCTCTCGGAAGAGGAGCAAAGGATGGTTCTGCAAGGCTTGCTGAGCCGTAAGATTTGGAGATTCTATGAACTCCTGGCAAAATGGGCACCGATACCACTGATGCTATGGCACTGGTATGGAGTTTGGGACTATGGGCATTGTCCTAGACCTACCATACTTGATACGAATGATAACGGAAACTGCATCATCTGGATTTACTTCCTGGCATACATTTATATGCCACTCTGCATGCTACCGGTGAGTTTCTTCTTCAGATACTGCTGGATATTCCGTATTCCTTTCCTTTATTTTTTCGGTATCAACGCTATCAGATTGTATTATCAGCACTGGCTCATCACTCCTGAGCAGTTGGAGATGCACCATGTATTTATCATTTTTACATTAATATTATATGCCTATGGATTTATCAAGATCGCTATCACACGTAGCAAATGCCGCATTCCAGATGTTTCAGAATGGAGAATGCGGATTTTCGGAAGAAGAAGAGAGAATCGTACAGAGAAATCTTCTGTACTGGATGGAAAGAAGACATCACTTTGATGAGAAGCTGGGAAGAGCCTGCATCGCCAACATCTACTATTTCAAGGATGATGTGACCAAGGAGTACGCCCCATTCTTCGGTTACGAGGAAATGAAGGAGGAGTACGACAAGCAGGCTTGGATGATTCCCGACTACACGATGTGGGATTTTGCCGTGACCATGAACAAGATGTTTGCAGAAAACATTGATGTGATTGGCAAATGGTCGAGAAGCAAGGAGACCCTGAAGAAGAGAATCTCCGAACTATCAGTGAGTTTCCTCTGCGACGAGTCAACCAATCACCCCACCGATAAAATTTGGTGGTACATGAACAGTTAGACGGAAACACGGAAAAAGCTATCTGAAAACCCCTTATCTTTGCGCCATTAATCAATATTAATGGTATATATGACAGAGATTATTCATACATTTTTGCAAGAGCACCTATACAGATCGGCATTGGTTATTGCCATCTGCATGGGTGCTCTTATCATTTCTATGGGCGTGGACCTGTTCTTTGGCATCAAGAAAGCGAAGGAGAACGGACTGGCTACGACAAGTACAGGATTCAAGAAGACTTGCGACAAGGCGAGGAAATACTTCTCTCCCTTTATGGTGACGGTCTGTATAGACCTGATAGCCTGTACGGTTCTCCCCTTCCCTGTCTTCTCTATGATATGGGCAGGCTATTGCGTGTTCTGTGAATTTGTAAGCGTAAGAGAGAAGAGCTGGCAGAAGGCTGAGATACGGAAGCAGGAGAAGACGGTAAGCATTCTTCTGGAGAACAAAGAAGACTTGGCTAGGGCTTTTGCCGAGATTATGAAGGAACAGGAAAAGGAGAAGGAGGGCAAGGTATGAGACTGATTGAGAGAATTTTCGTTCACTGTACTGCCTCTTCTCAGAAATGGGACGTGAAGGAGCTTTGGGATGAGTTTAAGCGCAAGGGCTGGAAGAACCCCGGCTATCATTATGTGATTACCAAGGATGGTGCCGTGCACCAGATGTTACCGGTAGAAATGGTTAGCAACGGTGTGAAGGGATATAATTCTACTGCCATCAATATTGCCTATGTAGGCGGTATCGACTCGAAGGGAAAGGCTGTAGATAACAGAACCAAGGAGCAGAAGGATGCACTGGCTACCCTGCTTAAACAGCTGAAAAAGAAATATCCGAATGCGGCGATTATGGGGCATCGTGATATTTGGGGGGCAGACAAGTCGAAGTGGAAGAAGATGTGCCCTTGTTTTAATGCGAAAGAGGAATATAAAAATCTATAGCGTATGAAGTGTTATGACATAAGATTTTGGAAATGGGCTTACATCGGTTTGGTGGTTGGAGTTATCCTGCTGGTATTCACTGGCTGCAAGACCAAGGAGTATGTGAAGGTTCCCGAGTATCATACTGAGTATATTGTGAGAAGTGACACTATCGCCAAAATGGATAGTGTGTATGTGAAGGATTCGGTTTATGTGTATCAGAAGGGTGATACCGTAGTGATAAGCAAGATTGCCTATCGGGACCGATACCGCAATATATATAAGGTGAAGCTTGATACCATCTTCAAGCGTGATTCTGTTTCCGTGCCTGTACCAGTTGAGCGGCAGCTTACCAAGAGTGAGCTGAGATTAATGACACTGGGAAGATGCTATATCGGATTTCTTTTCCTGTTGGCTGTATGTGTCATCGGCTTTGCCTTCTGGTATCACAATAAAAAGTGCTAGCTTATGGGAAAGATTAGCGAAGAACTACAGATGATTGATTCACTCTTGATGGAATTTCATGAGCGGATTCAGTCGGGAAGATGTTTGACGAATAAGCAGCAGAACACGATGATGCTGAATTTCCTGCATCAGATTGCCAACAAGGATGAGCCGATCAGCAAAGCGGAAGCGTGCGGATACGTCAAAGTTTCCAGGGCTACCTTTGACCGGCTGGTGAAAGAAGGCAGGCTCCCTAAGGGACGGAAGCGCAAGGGCTGGACCGAACTTGTTTGGTATGAAAAGGATTTGGATAAATACATAGATAAGTTGATTTAGGTATAATTTTAGGTTTTTGTTTTTATAGGTTAGACGTTGTTTATTTAGCTAAAAATCCCCACCCGGCTGTGAAGCTAGGTGGGGATTGATTGTTTTACTCGCCAAGAATATCCTTGATTTTCTTGTTGATGTACTCATTAGAAGTGAGTTTCTTAATAAGTTCATCTATATCAGGTAACTCTGCATCAACTCCGACTTCCTGATTTTTGGAGAAAACATATTCCTTTAGTGCTTTCATCCAAGAACTATTAGCCATGTCTGCCAACGAATCTTTTTTGCTCTCATAGGCTTTCTTTAAATCTCCGTTATCACGGAAATATCTGAGCACTTCCGTCAATGCAACAATGAAGTTCTTGTCTATCATCGGGTTGCTCAAATTGTCCTGCTTCCATATTACTTTTCCTCCATTATTTCTTTTTAGTTAAACTTATCGCCTTGGTGATACGGTGGTCGAATGGTAAGGCATTCCGACACATCTTTCTTTTATCGTAAGATGCCCATGCAAGCAACCACTTGACATTATACCCTTTCTTTTTGTACTTCTCTTCTAAATCGAGGAAAGTACATTTATGCTTCATTATCTTCTT